TCATCGCGCTGTGCCGCCAGAAGGCGAAAGCCGCCGAGATCGAGATCGCGCCGACGCTACGCGAAGCCTTCTACCTCGCCGAGGCTCTGCAGGATGGGGTCGCGCCGAAGGACGCCCTCGCCGAGACGATCGTCAATCGCGCCGCCTCTGACTCGCAGGAGGTGCTGCGACAGCTGTGGCAGGCGAACGTGTCCGACGAGATGGTCGAGCGCGCTGTGCAGGGCGTCGAGGTCTCGATCGGGAACCTCCCCCCGGAGGAGCAGTACGACACGCTCGCCGTCGAGTGACCCACTGATGAGCGCCGGGTGGTACCGGCCGAAACGCCCTCGGGAGGGGGCGTCTGGGAAACCAACAGGAGGGTTCGAATGAACCTAGTGACTGGCGCAGCTGTGAAGGCAGCTGTGCAGACAGCCGCTGTGAAGCAGGTCGCCGCCTCGGGGCTCGCGGTCTCAAACGCCTCGGTGACGTGGCAGGGCGAGACGGCCTTCGTCGTCTGTAACCGCAACAAGCGATCCGTCGCCTTCAACATCAACTACCCGATGATGAGCGACGGCGCCCTGCTGACCCGGGCGGAAGCGAACATCGTGACCGCGATCACGCTGCACGAGACCGGGCACGTGCTCTTCACGGACATGGACTTCGCCCAGATCGCCAGAGGCCACAGCGCGGTCGGGAAGCAGAACCCCGGGCTGTGGCAGGCCGTCTGGAACGGGCTTGAAGACCCGCGGATGGAGGCGTCGGTGATTCGACTGTCGCCGGCCGCGAATGCGTCACAGCTGTTTCGGCTGTTGCTCGCCCGCCTGACCAGTAAGCTGAACGGCGACTGGAACCCGTGCCTGACCCAGAACGTGCCGGTGACCCTCGCGGTCCTCGGCCGGCAGGCTTTCGGCTACGGCAACGAATTCACGGCCCGCCTGCTGAAGCGGATCCCGGAGCCGAAGCGCGGCGTCTACCTCAAGGCCCTGCGGGCGCTGCGCGAGGCCCGGCTCGGTTACGACGGCACCTCCGACGTCTTCCCGATCGTCGACGCCTTCATCACCGAATGGCTGGCGCTCGATCAGACCAAGGTGACCAAGGTCCCGGTGCCCGACATGCCGCAGCCGCAGCCCAGCGAAGACGCCTCGATCTGGGACGAGGGCGAGGAGGACGAGTCGGACGACGAATTCGACGACCCGGACGAGATCTTCCAGCCCGAGGCGCAGGCGAGCCCTGACGCATCGCCGGCCCCTGCAATCGAGGGCGACGAAGCCGACGAAGAACAAGGCGACGGCGAGGCCGACGAGGGATCGGACGACGACGCCGAAGGGAACGACGACGCTGAGGAGGCTGGCGGCTGGGACGACAAGGGTGGCGAGCCCGGCAGCGAGGCTGACGAGGGTGACCTCGAAGGCTACGGCGACAGCGACGACTTCGGCGACGAGGGCGACGACTACGGCCCGGACGACGAGGAGGGGTACGACGGCGAGCCCGACGAGGGCGCCGCCAAAGACGGGCCGGGTAGCGGCGCGAGCGACGGGCAGTACGAAGACGAAGGCGACGACGTCAACGCGAAGCCCAAATCGCCGGAGCCCGATCTCTCGGACATCGTCAGCTCGGCCAACAAGCGGGACCGCAGTCGCAACAGCAACAGCGCGCTGTGGCAGGCCCCGGTGGCGAAGCGCGCGGCGGTAACCAACACCGATAAAAGCACTCGCCGGTATGCGGCGTACTACCCGGCTCAGCAACGCCCGCTGTCCTCGGGTCTGAAGGCCCAGATCGTCCGCCTGCTGCACTCGGTGGATCGCGTCGGCTGGAAGCGCGGTGCCTCCTTCGGCCGCTTCGATCCGAGGCGCGCTGCACGGATGGCGGCTGGGTCCGAGTCGGTCTTCCAGAAGCGCTGGGAGCGGGACGCGATCAATTCGCGCGTCTCGATCGTCATCGACATGTCCTCCTCGATGCTCGGCCCGTCAATCGCGATGGCGGCTGAGACCGCACTGAACCTCTCGGAGGCGTGCGAACGCGCCGGGGCGAAGGTCGAAGTACTGGGTTTCGTCGACAACGACAGCGCGGCGAGGCGAGTCGACAAGGCGTACGGGCACGACATGAGCGGCAAGTACCGCTACGGCGTCGGCGCCTACGTCAGCTGCTTCCTGTACCCCTTCAAGAAGTTCGAGCAGAAGACCCGGGACAGGGTCGAGTCGATCCTGAAGGCCCCCGAGCGCTGCGGAGGCGGGACCCCGGATTGGCCGGCGGTCGCCACCGTCGTGAAGGACATGATCCCGGCGCCCGAGCAGCGGAAGATCGTCTTCGTCCTGACCGACGGCATCGGCTATCAGGGCGAGATGCTCGCCTCCTGCCATGAGGCCGAAGAGCACGGCGTCGTCGTCATCGGGCTGGGGATCCAGACCATTCCCGAGATGATGGCGAGTACCTACAAGCGCTGGATCCGCATCAACGACATCAGCGACATGGCCTCGGCTGCGATGTCGGCCCTGATCCGGGAGCTGAAGCGCGAGATGCCGGCTGGCGACGTCGCCTGAGTCCGCACGGGAACGCCGGGAGGCGTGCCCGCAGCTGTCCAACATCCACAGGAGATCTCTATGACGACCGAGGAAGTCCTCGTCGAGCTGAACGCGTCCCTGCGTGGCGCGATCGATGCAACCCATGCCTGCTACCGGATGGTGCTCCGGCCCAACGTCGTGCGCGACGCCTGCTGCGGCGACATCGCCCGGTGGGTGGCGCTGCAGGACGAGTCGATCGACCCGGCGCGCATCGTGCGACAAGCTCGGCTCGCCTACATCTACGTGAACGACCTTATCCCCGCCTGACCCCACTGATGAGCGCCGGGTGGCACCGGCCGAAAACGAGGAGGGCCCTGCGGGGCCCTTCGTCGTTCTGGGAAGCCACAGCGACAGCTGTGCAACAGCAGGAGTGAACGATGGCAATGATCAAGGAGTCCTACAGCTCGGCGGACATCTTCTCTGCCGGGGAGTACCTCATCGACGAGTACGGCTACACCACGGGGCGCGAGCGCGCGATGGAGTACGTGCGAATGAACGAGAAGGTGGGTGTCGAAGTGCGCGTCGAGTTCTGGCTCAACGTCGTGTCCTACATCGACGAGAGGGCAGCCAAGAAATGAAGACCTTGCTATTCACGCTCAGCGTCTTCCTCAACTTCCTCGGGATCATCGGAGCGATCGCGCTGATCCTCTTCATCGACACGGGGCTCTGGAGGATCGCCAACGCACGCGCGCTGTGGTCCCTCATCGGGCTCTCGCTGCTCGGCGCCGTGGTGCTGACGGCCCTCTTCTGGGACGGCAGCGGTGAATAAGGACGTGCGCGACTTCATCCGCCAGCTACCGAAGGGGTGGACGTCCCGGGCGACGCGGAAGAACCACGTCGTGCTGCTCTCGCCCGGAGGCCGCAAGGTCTACATCGGGGGCACGCCGGGCGACCGACGATGGGAGGCGAACACGCGTGCGCAGATGGCGCGCGTCGAGCGCGAGGAACGGCAACAGTTGGAGGAACAGCTATGAGGGATCTGTACATCACTATGGTCGGTGAGCAGCGCGCGACGCATGTAGAGGCATACAACGACTACGAAGCTGTCGCTGAGATAGCCGGATGCACGGTTCATGCTGTCTGTCTGCCTATCTGGCGACGAGGCCGCAGATCCCGCTGGAATCCTCAGGACTACACAGAGCGGTGTTATATGCCCCGAGATAACACCGGACGTCAATGGCTCGTCAAAGACGAGAGGTAATCATGACCAGCACCACCACGATGATCCGCCGACGGGGGCACTCTCCCCTGTACGTGTCGCGAAGCTGGATCCGCCCGGCGCCCTGAAGGGATAGGTTGACCCGCGCGCTGAGGCCGCGATAATTCGCGAATCTCGACTGAGGAGACGACGATGGAAGAGAAGAGGATCAAGAGGGTTGTCGACGAATGGATCGAGCTGTTCTTCCTTCTCTTCTTCGTCGGGGCCACCGTCGTCGGCACTCTGCACGCGTTCTACGTCACCGCTCGCGCCATCTTCGGCTGAGCAGTCACACGTACTCTTCCTCCCAGCCCCCGCCGTGCTTCTTCGCGCGGGGGCGGACGAGGATGAAGATGAAGGGGTACATCTCGGATGCCACCTTCATCTTCACCTTCGCATCGTCGGTGTAGAAGCCCTTCACCTCGCGCATCTCCAGCCAACCGTCGGCCGTCATCACAGCGAAGTCGACTGTGAGGAAACAGTTGTCGGACAGCCGCAGCTTGATGCCCTCGAACCGGTACCACTGGATCTCGCCGGCTGCCTTTAGCCCTTCAAGATGCGCCGCATAGGCCGCCTCGGTCTTGTTCATCTTGCCGGCCTTCATCCGGCCCAGAGCTGCCGACTTCGTCCTGCCGAACCCATGCCTCACGGCCGCCTCTCCATCCAGAATTGATGCCGCACGCGCAGCGTCAGGATCTCGGCCTCCGAGATCTCAGCGCCCGCCCTTCGTCCGTTTCTCAGGTGCCCGTAGTCCCCGGTGAGCAACCGGTACTGCAACGCACTCCTGTCCAGCCCGGCGAGCCCGAACCAGACGTCGGTCGCGCGGTCGTCGAACAGAAAGTCGATCGCGCTCGCCGCGTCCGGGCAGAGGTTGCGGCGTTGCTCTCGCTCCTTCTCCGTGATCGGCTTCCCGGCATCTGCGACCGCGCGCACGATCACAGCTGTGCCCAACAGCGTGAGGCTGCGATGCACGTGCTCCGGGGAGTGGTCGATGACAACGGCTTCGAGGACTTTCATGCCCTCACCCCTGCGACCACTTCGGTCCGGTGTAGGCAAGCCAGCCCCTCGTGAAGAACTCGATCATCGTGGCCCGCCACGCCTCCTCGAACATCTCGATGCGCTCGTAACGGGTGAGCCGGCTGCCCTGATCGATCTCGCTGTGACAGCTAGCGCACAGCGCGGCGACCCGACAGTCATGCGCCTTGATCCCTCTCCCCTTCCCGTCCCTCAGCTGATTGCTGTGCGCCCCGACGACGGTTCCGTCGTCGGCGCCGCAGTGCTGGCAGGGCAGCATCCGGCAGGCTGTGACGAGGTCGCTGTTGCGGTAGACGCTCATCGCTTGAACAGCTTCGTCTCTTCCCAGCGACGAAACTCCCGAACCATCGAGAGGAAGGCAGCGGCCGCGTCCCCTCTCTGGTCCAGCTCGCGTCGAGACTCGATCGCAAGGTGGCGCTTCAGCGCAGTCGTCGCCGCGGCCTCGGTCGTGCAGTCGTCGAAGACCTGCGTCGCCAGCCACGTGCGGAACATGCCGCTGTAGCACAGCTGTGCGGCCTGCTGCGACAGCTTCGGGTCCTGCACCGGGCGCTCGTCCTCGCCGATCTCCACGAGCACGCAGGCGAGGCGCTGGCCGGCCTGCTTGCCCTTGGCGACTGTCATCGAGCGAAACGCTTCGAGATCGCTCGGATCCTGCAGCCAGAAGGTGACCTTCGCGCCGCCGTTGTGGGTCTCGGACCAACCGGCGAGCATCACCTCGCCCTGAAACGCTGGCTTGATCTCATCCATCACCGCCTCCCTTTGCCGCCGCGCTTGCGGCGCTTCGTCTTCGCTGTGCCTGTCCCCAGCGTTGGGAACAGCTGTCGCAGTCCTTCCACGCCGCCCTGCCTGATCCGGCTGGCGGCTGCGATCTCGCGGACCATCCGCATCCACTCGACGTCGGTGCGCCGATGCAGAACGTCGACCTGCGGCGCCGGGGACTCGTAGAAGGAGAACCGGTCCACGACGCCGATCTTCATCGCCTCGTTTTCATTCATCGCTTCCTCCGCTTCGCTGTCTTCTTCACAGCTGTCGGCTGTTCGTCACGACCGTACAGCTCACGCGTCGGGATCACCTCGACCGCGGGCGGCAGCGGCCTTCCCCACTCGCGATCACCGATGCGGGCGTGAAGGAGGCGGACCTCGCCGAACTCTTCGCGCATGTCCTGCAGCCAATCGAGCATCTCGGGGGCGCGCTGCGCGCAGACGTCGCGAAAGCTCATCGCTTGAGCCTCTCGATCACCGGGCGCATCTCCCACCCGTGCAGCTTGCAGAGGTTGCGCACCTCGTCTTCGACGCGCTCGGCCAGCTTCCAGACGGGCGTGCGCTTGTTCGCGGTCACGTGCATGCGGTACGGCGTGTCCGTCCCGTACTTCGAACGCAGTCGCACCTCGAACACACGAACCACCCTCTCGCCATCATCCTTCTCGCTCACGAGCCAGACGTAGTCGTCGGGGTGCATCAGAAGGGCACCTCCTCGGGCTCTCGCTGCGGCGCCTTGAAGCCGATGTCCGGCATCGGGTGGCGGGAGCTGTAGCTGTTGACGAACGAGAGCGACTCCCGATGCAGGAACAGCCCGGCCTTGCCCTCCCAGTCGTGATGGCGCTGCTTCTTGATGAGCAGCACCGTGTCCGGCATCTCGATCAGCTCGGCCCTCTTCTTCGCGTCGAGCTTCGGGTCGGCGAGCGCATCCTCCTTCCGGCGGTTGCGCCAGACGAGGACGATGTTGTCGACCTGATCTGCAATCACAGTCGCCCCGCGGATGTCGCCCTTGTCCGGGACGTCGTAGTCGGAGTCGGTCTTCTTCGTGTGCGCGACGAGGTGGATGTGGACCTGCTTCAGATCCATCGCTGTGCGGCACAGCTGTTCGACGAAGTCCTTCTGGCCGTTGTAGTCGTCTTCGTTCTTGACGCACTTCATCAGGCTGTCGACGAAGAAGTGCGAGACCCCGTGCTTCTCCCAGCAGTAGCGGATCGCGTCGACGATGCGGCTGCCACGCACCGAGTGCTGAACGTCGAGCAGCCACAGTCGATCCTGTGTCCACTCGCGCATGAAGAACTCCGCGTACTCGCGCGTCGGCGATCGAGTGCCGGCCATCCCGACCAGCATCCGCATCGCGGTCGACGCCGGCAGCATCTCCATCGAGGCGATGCCGACCTTCGCGCCCTGCAGCATCAGGTCGCCTGCGATCTGCGTCGTGATGAGCGACTTCCCCCCGCCATTGCTGCCGCCCCAGATCGTCACCTCTCCCGGGCGGAGGTCGAACTTGCCGTGCAGCTTCTCCCACGGCAACAGCTTCCTCGGGCGACCGCCCGGGTTGAACAGCATCTCCATCACGTTGGACGTGAAGCCCGACGCGGGGATCACCTTTTCCGTTGGCTTCGATACTGAGAGGTATTGCTCGAAGTCGAAGTCATCGGGAATTACATGCACGCCTCAGCCTCCCTGCACATCTGCTCGACGATGAAGGACTCGTGCCCCTCGTCCCACGTGAAGGCGTGCTCTCCGTACTTGATCGACGCGTCAACGTCGTACCCGAACCCGCGGTCGGAGACGAAGACCTCCAGCCAGTCCGGATCATGTTCGAGTAGGGCGTTCACCCACGTGAGGACGTCGGCGTAGTAGGCGACGAGGACCACCCAGAGCCCGCGCACCCAGCGCAGGTCGTAGCGGCCCGGATGACGGCCCGGGTCTGCCGCGGCGCCCCAGATCCCCACCGGTTCCCCGGTGAGGTTCAGGAACACGGGACCGGCCGGCTTGTTGCCAGCCAGCCGGGCCTTCACGATCCGCTGTGCCCCCTCTGGCAGCACGTCAGAGGACCCCCTCCAGCTGGGGGAGCGAAGGACCGCTATCCTCGGCGCTGTCCTCCCAGCGGCGGCTGCGGATGTAGCGGACTGGGTCGAGGATGTAGCCCTGCTTCCACTGGTCGCCGTCCTTGCGGCGGTCGATGTCGGCGAGGATGGCGTCGAGGTGATGCGCCGCCTTCGTGTTTGCCCATGCCGCACGGGCATCGACCTTCCCGACCTTCTTCGGGTACGCGGCCCAGAAGCGGCCGAAGGTTTCGTTGTTGATCTCGATCACGCTAGCGTCGACCACCTTCTTCGGCTTCAGCTGATCGAGCATCCATCTCGCGATCTGCTCAGCCTGATCGGCGCTCAGCTCGATCGTGACGATGCCGCCGTCGTTGTCGATGGGTACGTCAATCTCGAACACGCCATTCTCGAATCGACCGCTGAACTGCTTGTGCTGCAATGACCCCATTCCGCTATCCCTCTTTGTCGTCGTAGCCTCTGTGTATCCGTACAGCGATACACGGAAGGATTCTTGCACTACGAACCTGACGTGCGCAACCGGGTTTCTCCTCGGTGTTGGTGCGGTACGTCACAACTGTTCGGGTGTCTGACGGGCGGATCTTGACTGCTCGGCCGCGGCTCGGGCAAGCGCGTCAGCGCGCTCGTTCAGCGGGTGGCCGGCGTGGCCCTTGACCCAGCGCAGCGTCTGGCGCAGCAGCTCGGGTGGCGCGACCTCATCGAGCTGCGCCCACAGGTCGCGGTTCGCTCGGCGACGCCAGCGACCGACGCCGCACAACACGGTGAGCTGGCTGTCGGAGAGGACCTCGAACTCATCGGCGAGCAGCCCCTCCTGCGAGACTAGGTGGTAGGCGGCGATCACCGCCTGCATCTCCATCCGATTGTTCGTCGTGCAGCTGTTGCCGCCGACGCGCTCGATGGTGCGATCGCCCCAGACGAGGACGACGGCCCAGCCACCGGGGCCGTGCGGGTTCATCAGGCACGAGCCGTCGGTCGCGATCTGGATACGACGGCCGATGGGCTGGTGCTCCTTGACCATGCCCCCGACGGCTCTCTGCGCTGCCACCCTCATTCCCTACCCCCGTTCGTTTTGCGCGGGCATAGGCTTCGCAAGGGTGAAACGGCCTCCTCGGCCCTTCAGCCCCGCCCGGCGACCCAGAAGAGAAGAGGATCGAATCGCCCAGCGCCCGCATGGCGTTCGCATTCGCTGCGGACTAGGGCCCGTTCACCACTCGGGGCCCTAGCCTTCCCCCGGTACCTGCGACAAGTCCGGGTCGGCGCGCCGGGGGGTGTACCCGGGCCGGTGTTTGCGGGATGTGGCCCCATGCAGGACCGTGCTTGGCTGGTGCCCCCGCCACTCCCAAGGGGCCCCGGAAACGAATAAGCCCTGACTGCTGCGTTCCCGGTGGCCGGCAGGCGCACAACGAGCCCTCAGAGGGGTGGGAACGCATGAGTCAGGGCTCATGGCGCTTGATCTCGTTGCGGCCTGCCGGGCAGGAGCAACGATACCAGCGAGTATTCAGACCAACAAGCGGGTAGGGGCCTGATTCAAGAGCAAGATGTAACCTAACAGGTGCTAGGAGGGGCCCATCAGTGCCGGGTCTGGCTCTGGATCACCTCGCCCAGCAGGTCCCAGTCGATCCCGTCGCGCAGGCTCGGGTCGATTGACTGCCAGAAGTCGACTTTGCCGAACGAGTGCTTGACGCACTGCAGGGCAAGCCCGATCGGCGCCGGTCGGTTCCCGATGGAGATCAGCTTGTTGACGTAGGCCGGCTTGTAGCCCGCGGCCTCAGCGATCTTCGCCCGCTCGCTGCGGCGAAGCGTTTTCATGTACTCGATTGCGTCCATAAGACTCGACACGACTGTCTCATTTGTGCGGGACTGAGCCCTCTTGGTGTGCAAGATGCCACATTAAGGGAATGTCGCAATGGGGAGACGGTTGATTTCCATACCTTCATGTAGCATGGTCGCACCCATTGGGCGATTAACAAGCAAAAAGGTATGCACGCTGATACAGGAGCGCTGGTTCCGAATGGCAGAAGGGCTTCTCCAACCCCGCCTCCCGCCAATCGCGCGGAGGTCAACGACACCTTGATGATGGACATTTACGCAACGAGACGGCGTAATTTGCTGGAGCTGATCAACCGGAAGTACGGCGGGAACCGGGCCGCTTTCGCTCGCGCCACGGGCAAGCACGCCAACCTGATCAACCTCGTCCTGACGACGAACGAAGAGCTGCGCCGCAAGATCGGCGAGCGACTCGCGCGTGACATCGAGGAGCGGATGCAGCTGCCCACCGGTTGGCTCGACCTGCAACAGGCAGAGCCGACCACGGGCAATGAGGCGGTGACGATCCCGGTCCTGCCGATGCAGGGGCTGGAGGAGGAGCCGGGCTCGACGCTGGAGCGTGCCACCTTCCGGGCGGAGACCCTGCGCTACCGAATGACGCCGTCGACGGCGACCAGTAAGTTGCGCATGACTTACATCGACACGCCGGAGATGGAGCCCACGTTGAACCCGGGAGACGCGATCCTCGTCGATCTCGGGGTCACCGATCTGAGCGCGGACGGCATCTACGTCATCCGCCTGAAGGGCACGGCGAACCTCGTGCGCCGTGTCAAGCGCGGCGTGCTGGGCGAGCCGCGCCTGTCGATCGATTCCGATGAGGAGTCCAGCCCCATCGCCCCGGCGATGAAGGTCCACGTGGTCGGCCGCGTCGTGGGCGCCATCCACTTCGTACGCCTGTGAGGAGAACAGCTGTGAACGAGCCCGCAACACAGGAGTTCCTCGCCAGCTGCGTCACGACCGCGGTCGAGGGCGGCATCAACTACTGGGTGCGTGACGTCGTTCGTTACCGCTGGCGGGATCTGCCCTTCCCCGAGGCGGCCATCCGTTTCGAGAACGAGGACGGCGACGGGCTGGTGACGCGCGACCTGACCGAGGACCTGATGCGGGAGGGGGTCGAGCGGATCGTCAACGACCGCCTGAAGATCGCGCCGCATCTCGCCGGCATGCTGATCGAGGCTGTCGCCCGGGACGACGCCGGGATGGTGGACGCCGATCTGGCCGACTGCATCGTGCAGGCCGGTCTCTTCGGCGAGCTGGTCTACGGGTAAACCCCACGTATTGACCGTTACCCCGTTGTAGCAAAACGACGCCCCGACGACAACAAAGGGGTTGCTTCGTATCCCTGTTTGCGATACTCTGCGGTATTGATACCAACCCAGAGGGAGCGCAGATGGGCTTTAAGGTTTCAGCAGGCAGCGGCGGTGGCGACTTCACTCCGGTCCCCGAAGGGACCCACGTCGGTCGCTGCATCCGCTTCGTCGATCTCGGCACGCAGGTCGACGAGTGGCAGGGCAAGCGGAAGACCCTCCGCAAGATCGTCCTGAGCTGGGAGATCCCGTCCCAGCGCACCGAGGACGATCGTCCGATGACGATCTCGAAGCGCTACACGGCGTCGCTCGGCGAGAAGGCGACCCTGCGCGCCGACCTTGAAGCGTGGCGCGGCCGCGCCTTCAGCGACGCGGAGCTGGCCGGCTTCGAGATGCGCAACATCCTCGGCAAGCCCTGCATGCTCTCCGTCACCCACAAGACAAACGACGGCAAGACGCGCGCACAGGTCAAGGCCATCCTCGCCATGCCACCGGGCGTGACCTGCGCGGAAGCCGAGAACGAACTGATCTTCTTCTCGATGGAAGAAGGCTTCGACGCCGATCTCTTCGAAGCCCTGCCCGACTGGCAAAAGGAAGTGATCTCGGCCTCCCCCGAATACAAGGAAGCGCGCGGCTCGCGTGCGCCGGTCGCCAACGGCGGCTATGACGACGACGACGACATCCCGTTCGAGAACCCCTACAAGCGGGCTCGCGCGTTCGTCGTCTGACCACTTCACCTCACCCACTACGGAGATCCAGATGGCATCCGCCGCACGTTCTTACGAAGTCCTCGACAACGAGACCGGCAAGTCGGTCGTCGTCCTGAACGCCACCACGCAGGCCGAGGCCCTGCGCGCCGTGGCGCGTGACAAGTTCGCCGTCTCGGCCCTGAAGCCGCAGCGCGCTTTCGAGCTGGGCCGCAGCGGCGTGAAGACGATCGTGCTGGGTGCCGAGGCCGAGATGCCCGAAGTACAGCAGAGCTTCAACGACTGATGCTCGCGCTCGTCGCAGTGTCCCGGGCGGTGTTCGTGGGGGACTCACAGATCACCGCCGAAGGGCAGAAGTTCTGGGTGGTCAACACCCCGGACGGGCGCGCGGAGGGGGCCCCTTACACCGAGGCGCCCCCCTTGAACATCCGCACGTTCCGCAACCGCACGGAAATCACTGCGTTCACCGACGTCTGGAGGGGCGCTCCGTGGTTCGTCAAGCCGACCGAGTACGAGACGGTCAACGTCTCTCCGGTCTTCGCTCGCCAGATCGTGGGCTACACCGTGAGCAAGGGGAAGAAGGGGAGATGGTGACCAAGCGCCTCGAACACACCATTGGCATCTCAGTGCGACGCGTGACTGTTGCATCGGCTGTGGCAGCCACGGCTGTCCTCGCCTGCCTCGGCGCGATCTTCTGGATGGGGTATGCGAAGCAGTGGGCCTTGATCTCGGTGGGGGTCGCCATTGGATTCCTGCTGTCGGGAGTGCTTCGTGGCGGGAGTTCGGACTGAGGCCGAGATGCTCCTTTACCTGCAGGAGCACGTGTACGTCGAAGGCGATTGTCGGATCTGGGCCGGACCCTTCAACCGCGGTGGCACCCCGCGCGTCATGTGGAATCGCGTCACGTACCCCGCGCGGCGCCTGTTGCTGCAACTGCTCGGGCAGGAGCTGCCAGAGGGCGCAAAGACCTACGCGACCTGCGGCAACCCGAGCTGCATGTCGCCGGAGCACGTGAAGGCGGGCAAGCAGCGTGACGTCGTACGCAACACGAAACGGCTCGGCCGCTTCCCGAAGGGGACTCCGCGTTCACGCATCGGCGTGATCTCGCACTCGCGGCTCGCGAAGATGCCCATCACCGAGAGGGACCGTGTCGCGGAGATGGTCGCGGCCGGCAAGACGCAGAAAGAAATCGGCGAGGTCTATGGGATTACCGGATCCGCCGTGAGTTCCGCACTGAAGAACTGGCGACGAGCCGGACTGATTGACTGGTAGGGAGCGAACAGATGGAAGCCAAGCTGGCCCCGTGGCCGAAGATCGATGCGTGGGATGAGCAGCCCGCGGGAGTCACTGATGTCCTCAAGGCGCGCGGCAATCGCTACGGCGCCTTCATCGGACACGCCTCGATTACCCAGCAGTTGAAAACCGCGATCTTCGAGCACGCCGCACGCGAGGGGAGGAGGCTCGACCCCGACATGCGTGAGGCGCTGGAGATGATCGCGCACAAGATCGGGCGCATCGTCAACGGCGATCCGACCTACGCCGACAGCTGGATCGACATCGCGGGCTACGCGCAGCTGGTCGCTGATCGCCTAAACGGGACGGTGCGGTGAGCGCAGAGGCACTGCAGCTTGCCGACGATCTGGAGCTGTGCGGACAGCCATCGCGGCTGTGCCAGCGAGCAGCGAACGAGCTGCGCCGCCTCGCGCCGCTGGTCGGCACCTTCAGCGTCATCAAGGAAGGCGACCGCTTCCGCGTCATCGGCCCGCGTCTCGGCTCGGGCTGGACGTTCGAGCGCTGGGAGGACGCCGAGCGCTGCCGCAGCGGTCTGGAGAAGCAGGAGGAGGTCAAGGGGCCGTGCGCCTACCCCTACCTCTGCAACGACACGTGTCGGGCGCCGCAACTGTGCAACAGGGAGAGGTGATGAAGAAGCGATCGCCTTGGTTCCCGGGCTACATCACCCCGGTCCGCGACGGGGAGTACGAGGTGAGGTCGTCCCTGTGCCGCACTTGGAAGTGCGCCCCGCACACGGAGACGTACACGAAGAAGACCGGTTGGGGGGCCGCGCCCTTGTGCGTTGGTGAGCCGGGCTTCGAGTGGCGCGGCCTCGCGGAGAGGCCGTGATGTTGCGGCGACTGATCGCGAAGCTGATGCCCGGCTGGGCCGTGGTCTGGATCCTGTACTTCGATGGCACCACTGAGCAGCGCCTCGTTCGCCGCTCCGCCTATGGGTGGCACGGTTATGCGACGAGCCGCGTGCTCAAGCTCGGCGCCTTCACGTGCAACTCCGATGGCACGACGAGCGGCGCGTGCTACGTGAAGCACTGGAGGTTCGACGACTGAGGGCCCTCCTCGACCTGACATCCACAACTGTGACTGCTGCAACGAAGGACCATTGATGACGCTCCCCACGATCCACCGGCTGCCACTCGACCTCTCTCGCTTCCTCACGATCCCGGGCTTCTATGCGAGCGGGAGGTACTACCGCGGACAGAACCTCGCTCGCATCACCGGCGCGACGACCTCGATCACCGCGATCTGGTCGGACATGGCGACCGGTGGCGGCAAGCCCGCCCTGCCGGCCGGGACCTACACGGTCTTCGCGGACGGACAGAAGATCGGCGAGCAGGCGATCGACGGCATGGGCACCAGCAACCGCCTCGACATCCCGATCGACGCCAATCTGCTGAGGGGGAGCGACAAGCAGTGGGTCGAGATCAAGGTGGTCGCATCAAACGGGCTGGCCTCGATCGTCTGGCCCATGTTCGTCAACCTCGACGACACGCCTGTGACGGAACAGCCAGCTGTGATCCCTGTCGTGGGCACCTCGCATGCGCTCGCATCCGGGCCGGCGAAGGGGCGCTACCGTTGGGCGTGGATCCCGAAGGAGCGCATCGGCAAGGCGAAGCCCTGCCCTCTCGTGCCGCGCCCCGCGGAGCCCTTCTCCGACACGCCGGACTATCGCCAGCTGCATCGCACGAACATCGTCGTGCCGGTCGGCGAGGACAATCATCGCTTCAACGTCACCCGCGATGGCACGGTGACGACGTGGAACAAGCAGAACTATTTTTGGTCGGACCTGATCGAGCAGTATCCGAAGCAGCACCAGCTCGACGGGCCTCGTGGGGTGGGCGCGATCAACCTGCCGACCCACATCGAGCCCTCGCGTAACGGCGGCTGCCACGTTGTGAACCCGTGGCGCCTTGCGCGCATCAGTCCGGACGGCACCGTGAAGACGCTCGTCGGCTGGTACCACGATCCGCTGCCGATCTACCACGGAGACACCGAGGGCAAGAACGCCGTGCTGCCGAAGCTGGCCGGCGACTGGTCGCAGGTCAAGGGACCGCTCGGCTTCTGGGAGACGTGGGGCTTCTGCTGGCGCACGCCTTCGCTGGCGATCAATGAGGCGGCCGAGAAGATCGGCGGTGAGCGTAATCTCCATCGCGAGCCCGAGCATCCGCACTACGCTCCGGGGCCGCAGGGGTTCCTCGCCGACGCGCGCCACGGTCGCGTCCTGAAGTTCCAGTTCCCGCACGACGACCACCGCGAGCCCGTCGTCACCGAGTTCATCACGGGGCTGAACGACCCGTGGGACATCCGCTACCGGAAGTCGACCGACACGATCATCGTGTCCGAGCGACAGTCGAACCGCATCGTCGAGTACAGCGCGACGACGGGCGAGCTGGTGCGCGTCATCCTGCAGGGCGCCGAGGGTAAGGCACGCGTTGTGCTGCCGTCGCGCTTCGTGCAGCAGCTCGTTGGCACCGACATCATCCGTCGCGAAGACGTCGTATTGCCCGAGGGCATCGATCTGCTCGAACACGAAGCCGAGGAGTGGCTGTACTACGGCTCCGTTGCGATGCGCGAGGTGCGCCGGGTCAATCTGAATACGGGCGAGATCCAGCACGTCGCCTATCCGATCTACACGAGCGGGCAGTCGCACTTCTACAAGATCGCGGTATCCGACGGTAGTTTCGGCCCGGCCGGCACGTGCTTCGTCACGAGCTGGACGATCGCGCGGCACGGGTTCCCGCAGGCCTTCCTGCCGGGCGGTGGGGAGTGGAAGATCCACAGCTTCGGGCGCGCCATTCAGGGCTTCCCGAACGTCACCGAGACGATGGGCTACGGCTGCGCCGTGGGCGTGGGTCGTGCCGCGAACGGCGATGCGGGCGGTCGGCTCTTTTGCGGCGGCAGCCACGACGGCATCGTGATGGTCACCAAGGCACTGCCGGGCGACGAGCGCATCGACGCCAACAAGATCGCACGCGGTCGTACACAGTTCTTCGCGCGGGACCTCGATCTGCTGTTCGCGGACTCTGCGAGCATCTTCGGCTACGAGCCGCCCTTCGGCGAGAACGAGGACCTCGACTACTACCTGCGCCATCTCGGCTACGTGCCGGCAGCGGAGCAGCCGCCGGCCGAGGACCCCAAGGAGCCCGAGGAGCCGGAAGACCCTGAGCCCGAGGATCCCGAAGACCCGGAGGAGCCCGCGGACCCCGAACGCGAGGCGCTTCTCGCCGAGATCGAGGCGCTGCAGGGACAGCTGTCGGTCGCCGCGGCAGCCGCCGCGAAGGCGATCGAGGAGCGCGACCAGCTGCAGGGACAGGTGGAAGCGACCGCGCGTGAGCTGGACGAGGAGCGCAGCCGCTACGAGGACCTCGCCGCTCGCGTGCGCGAGGCCTTCGAGGCGCGCGACAAGCTCGCCGCGAAGCTCGTCGAGCTGAAGGACGCGCTGTGATGCTGGAGGAGTTCTACAGCCGACTCGCCGTGATCTGGACGGACGCGGCGAAGCGGTATCTTGAGGTGTCGACGAACTACGTCTCCTCCGGCGCCGAGCATTGGCACGATCTCGCACGACGCGCATCGCAGCGCGCGGCGCGCTACGCCCGGCTCGCTGCCAAGCATCAGGAGGGCGCCGATGGACGGTGACCGCATGATCGTCCGCGTCCAGCGCCAGATCTGGGGCGAGCGCGAGATCGCGATTCACTTCGGCTTTCGAGAGCGGGACGCCTACATGGCGATCGCCGAGCCGCTCGTGTTCCGGTCGATCTCGCCCGGGACGATCGCCGACAAGCCAGCGGTCGCCCTCACCCGGGAGGAGGCACAGCTGTTGATGGACGAGCTGTGGACAGCTGGCCTGCGCCCGACCGAGGGCAATGGGTCCGCCGGGGCTCTGGCGGCCGTGCAGGCCCACCTTCAGGACATGCGCCGCATCGCCCTGCAGGAGATTCCTTCGCTCGCCGACAATCCCAAGGGGTAGCGAAGTGGGCGAACGCGTATTGACGAACCGGCTGGGGCTGCCCAGCTCGATCGTCACGGCGATCCGCAACGACCCCTATACCCGGGGCGACTCGGACATCTCGGTCACCCAACTCATCACGCCGGCCTACCAGCGCCGGCTGATCGAGACGGTGCCCGAGATCCGAGTCGACGCCTCGGATGCGATCTGGTCGCTTGTGGGGCAGGTCGGGCACGCCATTGTCGAGCGGGCGCACGACGGGACCGGGATCGCCGAGGAGCGCCTCTTCATGCCCTGCGAGGGGTGGACGGTCTCAGGGCAGTTCGATCTCATCGAGGATGGCTGCCTCTATGACTTCAAGTTCACCACGGTGTGGTCGGCCGGCGGAAAGGACGAATGGACCGAGCAGCTGAATCTGCTGCGCGTCCTCGCCCACCACAAGGCACGGGAGACCGGCGACGAGCGCTACCGCGTGGACAAGCTCGCGATCATTGCGATCTTCCGCGACTGGCAGAAGTCCCGCGCGAAGTCCCACGACTACCCGAAGGCGCAGGTCGCGCAGATCCCGATCGACGTCTGGCCGATTGAGCAGGCCGAGGCCTTCATGTGCGAACGGGTGAAGGCGCATCAGGACCCGAACCCGCCGCCCTGCACCGACAAGGAGCGCTGGCTGCGCCCTGCGACCTACGCCGTGATGAAGAAGGGCCTGAAGCGCGCGGTGAAGCTGCACGACACCGAGGAGGCCGCTCAGGCGCACGCGGAGGAGCTGGGCAAGGGCCACAGCGTCGAGCATCGCCCCGGGACCTACGCGCGCTGCGAGGCCTACTGCGACGTCGCGGACCAGTGCCCGATCTGGATGGGCGAGGTGCCCTTCTGAGCCTCGACGTCCTCAGCCCGAGGGGGCAGCTCACGCGGGAGCAGGAGGAGCGCGCGATTGCCCTCTTCGAGCGCCGCTATCCCGGGTTCACGTTTGCGCGGACCCCGAAGGACCAGCCGGCCATCCTCGACGGCGTGATCGTGCGCAGCGGCATCATCGTCGCCCTCGTGGAGACCAAGTGCCGAGAGCTGTTGCTCGACACCTTCAGGGGCTACGGGTGGCGGGCGATCCTCACCGCCTCGAAGCTCGATGCCGGGATGAGAGCGGCGAGGGAGTGGCGGGTGCCCTTCGTCTTCTGGTTCTACTCGGCAGCCGAGGACTGGCTTCTAGTTCAGCGGGTGTGCAACCCGGACGGCACAGCTGTGATCGACATCGAGCGTCGGCGCAGCCGGACACAGCAGACCTGCAACGGAGGATCGATCGTGCGCGAGAACGCGTACCTCGACCTCAGTCGCGCAAATCTACTCAGGGGGGAGAGAGCATGAACGACAAGGTGAAGGCAGTCATCGAGCGCGCGATGGCCGAGCGCCCGGCGCATCTGGCGACGGACCTGTGCAACGTCATCGCCGACTTGCGGCTGTGCGAGGACAGGGGTGGCGGCTGGGCCACGGCGGGGTTTCTGCAGCTCCCAATCGCGGTAGCGATGCGCAACCTCCTTGCCGCGGTCGATGGTGAGAATCACGGGCAGGTCTCCGCGAGCGCCGCCGAGATCATCGTCATGGTGATCGCGCTGGCAACCTCGGTCCGCGTGCCGATCGACGAGATCATCTCGCTGATGATCGAAGTCGTCTCTAGGGGGAAGATCGGCGAGGAGACCGAGCAGAGCGAGGTCAGCGCAAGGATCAACGAGATCCTCCAGAAGCACGATGCACTGATGCGAAAAAGCGATACCTAAAGGTAGACGAACGTATTTCCAGAAGGTACGATCCCTCCTGAGAACAATCAGGAGCTAGGCGATGAAGACTCCAAGTTTGCCGAAGCCCACCCTCTTCCTTCGGGGGGGCGTCCTCTGGATGAACGTCACCATCCGGGGGCAGCGCTATCGCGAGTCCCTGAACACGAGCGACCCGGTGGAGGCCGCGATCGAGGCCAACCGTCGAGTGCAGATCTACGCGACGAAGGCTCCAGAGATCACGTGGGAGCGGCTTACGCGGCGGTGGTTCACGGACAAGGCGGGCAAGAAGTCGATCAACCGCGATCGCGACTTCGAAGCCTACTTCACCACCTTCTTCTCGGGGCGGGACATCGCCTCCATCACGAAAGAAGAAGTGCTCGACGCCCTCGCCCGAAAGCGGGACGAGACCTCGCCCGGTAACGCCAACAAGTACCGGGCGTGGATCTGCTCGCTGTGGAACATGGCGCGCGCGATGGGGTGGGAAGTGCAGGACATGTCGATCCAGCCCTACGACAACCCGAACGAGAAGCGGCTACGCTTCCTTGAGCGGGAACAGCTGTCACGGCTGTTGCAGGAGCTGCCTGAGCACCTCAGGGCGATGTTCGAGTTCTCGGTGCTCACCGGGCTTCGTAAGTCGAACGTCTGCGGGTTGAGGTGGGATCAGGTCGTTGACGACGTTGTCGTGCTGGAGGCGTCCACGATGAAGGGACAGAGCCTTGCTGTGATCCCCTTGCCGCCGAGGGCTCTGGAGATCATCGAAGCCCAGAAGGGCAAGCACCAGACCTATGTGTTCACGTTCACACACCACAGCGGGAAGTTCCCGCCGCGCCCGGTGAAGGACCCGAACAACACGGCGTGGAAGAAGGCGCTGAAGCGGGCTGGCATCAGGGACTTCCGCTGGCACGACGGCCGCCACACCTTCGGTGCCTACCACTCGATGAACGGGACCCCGACCCACGTCCTTCAGCAGCTTGGGGCGTGGAAGAACCCGGAGATGGCCGCGCGCTATGCGGCCCTCAACGTGAAGGGGCTGCGCAAGTTCTCAGACAAGATGGTCACGACAGGAGGGAAGGATTGAAGGGGACCGAGGTTCACCGGACGCTGCCGTCGCGGGTGGGCGATCAGCTGCACTACAGGGGACGGGAATGAGCCAATACGACAATCTCGACGCCGCGATCATCAAGGCGATTCGGCGCGGCAAGACGACGTTCTTCGTCATCGAGCACGACCGCGCAGTAAAGGCGGAATCCGACCAGCTCGGTGAACTCACGGGTGCGGCCGGCTGGCGCATCGTCGACCGCCGTTTGCAGGCCATGCGGAAGGCGGGCCGCATCGTGTACGCGAAAGGCGCGTGGTCGGTCGTGGAGCAGGCGCAGGAGGCGGCACGGTGAGCGCCATGACCAGCACCACCAGCATGACCGCCATCGACTACGCAGCCCTCGCCGAGCGGCTCAAAGAGCACGCAGCCCTGCATGACTCACTGGCAGCGCACAGCGACGAACAGCGGGTATGGGCGGATGACCTGCGGACGTTTGAGGCGATGGTGCGCGGGATGGCGAAGCAGGAGCTGGTCGGTTGGATCATAACGAATGGCATTGAAGTGCCGCTTTACCTGCACCCCGCGCCGCAACCGCAGCCCGCGCAGCTGCCGAAATGCGGCTGCCGCTCATGCCTCACGCCGGCCGAGTTGCTGAGCACGTTCGTCGTCTGTCCGAAGTGCGGCAACAAACGGTGCCCGAAGGCCGACGATCATCGCAACGCCTGCACGGACAGCAACGCACCGGGGCAGGCTCCGCAGCCCGAGCGCCAGTCGGCGAGCGAGCCGACCGACCGCTGCAAGCACGGCGTCCGCTTTCCGCACGAATGCAGGGAGTGCGAAGCCGAGCCATCCATCGAAAAAATCCAGCGATGGAGGGAGTCGGAAGGGTTGACAGAGCGAGAACCGCAGCCCGAGCCGATCGACCCGCACATGATCGCCGCAGAGGATCGCTACCCGGACGCCGAGGCGCAGCAGGGCGGGTGGACGTACTCGCATCCGCACTGGTCGAAGTGCGGCTTCGATGATCTGGTGAACTCCATCGTTGCTAACGCCGTAGCTTTTTATCGAGACACAAGAGACGCCTTCCGCTCCGACGTGATCGATGCCCTTCACCGAGCGCAGGAGATTGCTATGCAGGGACGCGAGCCGACCGAAGCGCAGATCGAGCAGCACCCCGACGACGCAGCGGTCGACCGTTTCGCCGCCGCGATGAAGGCGAAGCTCGCCGAGAAGCGAGCCGAGGGCCGGGGCGGATGGGACGACCCGGCGCAATGCTCGACAGGGTTCCTCGCTAGGTTGCTCCGTGAGCACGTCGAGAAGGGCGACCCGCTCGACGTGGGCAACTTCGCGATGATGCTGTGGAACCGAGGCGGCGCAACGAACGAGGAGAACAACGATGTTGACCGATGAGGAACTGATCGACCTGTGGATGAGCGCGCCCAATGAATCGACGTTCGGTGCTCTGGTAGGGCACTACGCCCGCGCCGTCGAGCAAGCGGCATACGCGGCGGCGATCAAGGCCTGTGAGGCCAGCGCGGAGCACGAGGAAGAAGCCCGAGCACTTCAACGTGCTGATGCGGCGAGAGGTGGCGATGAAAATGAAGAGCTTGCACGCCTGCGACACCTGTCGGACGTGCGGCTGTTCAACGCGGGTATCAGCACGTGCGCCGAAGCCATCCGCGCGCTGATGCAGGAGCAGTCGAAATGAGCGAAGCCGAAAAGCGGATACGCGAGGCGCTATCTGTGGCGTCGATAGAGCCGAGGGACGAGTGTTTCAAGGTGGACACGGACGATCTCACCGCCCTGCTCGCCGACCATGCCGAGCGCGAGGCGGCGCTGCGGGCAGAAGTCGAACGCCTGAAAGCTGCAATCGACACGCAGCCTTCACCGCCGACCCGCGAGGATATGGAGTGGGCCGGCAAAGTGCATCTTGCCAAAGCTGAGAAGGAGAACGACGCGCTGCGAGCAGAAGTCGAGGCGCTGCGGGCGGCGCTCAAGCCATTCGTCCACGCGGACTCAGAATACGCCGCGACGGGGATGCACACGGTGGCGGTCAACGGGCGCGACCTGATTGCCGCCCGCGCCGCACTGGAGGGACTGCGCCCGTGCCGCAGCCCCTATTGCGAGTGTGAGCAGGGGAAATGCACGCACCCGGGCTGCTACGACGCGAGGGGATGACGACATGGGCATCGGAAGGGCGAGCGAGCGCGAGGCGGCGCTGCGGGCGGAAGTCGAGGCGCTGCGGGCCGAGCGCGATCAACTGGCGGAGTTCGTCATCGCTGTTGGCGGCTTCTGGGGCCACTCAAAGAGCAAGCTGGTCGGTGAAAGCTCGCTGGCCGAAGTCATCAACCGCTCAATCAAAGATGAGGACGCGCTTCGGAAGGACGCGGAGTGCTTTCGACTTTTGAAAGCGCGGATGGGTGCCGCCATCGACGCCGCGCTCGCTGCGGCGAAGGACGCGGAGGCGCGCGGCTGATGAGCAAATACCTTGCTACCCCTCGGGAGCCTGCTGGCTACCTGCGGATTGCAGACGGATTAGTGATCTCGATTTACCGCAAGCCCGCCCGGATCCATCTGTGGATGATGAGGTGCTTGTTCGGCTGGAAGTGGGAGGCGCGAGGCTGATGGACGTTCCCGCGAAACCTATGCTCCTAACCGAAGCCGAAGTCCGCACGATCTTCGTGGGTTCCATCAATGTTGGCGCCCACGGCGGCAATTGGGAGCGGTATGCGCTTCAGGTGGCGGCGATCATCGAGCGCGCCGTGCTGAGTCTGCGTCGGAGGAAAGCCAAGACCATCCGCAATCTGATGACGCAGGAGCAGCCGACATGACGATCAGCAAGAAGTTGCGCGGCATGAAGCTGCCGCCCGGTTACAACGCCTGTCTGTTGCTGGACGCAGCGAACGAAATCGACCGCCTCGCCCGCGAGCGCGACGAGGCACGGGCAGAGCGCGATGCGCTGCGGGCCGATGCGGAGCGGTTCGCGTCATTCGCATTCCCGCCGTTTTGCGACGAATACGCGGGGGTCGACCTGTACGATCAAGCGAGTATCTATGCGTCAGCATTCGGGCGCGAGGAACCGAACCGAGACGACTATGTAGCTGCATTGCGAGACGCGGTTGACGCCGCGATGGCGCAGGCGAAGGACGCGGAGGCGCGGTGATGTGCATTCAGAAAGGCGACTACGTGCTGGCTACGAAGTGGAGCGACGGCGACCCCGGCGACCACTGGGGCGTCGGTTTCTACGACCGGTGCGACGAGCGCGGTCGCCACTACGTCAAAGACGGCAACGGCACGCAGATTCGCGCGAACGGCTTCCGTCGCGTCGGCAAGATCACGCCCGAGTTTGGGCGCTGGCTCCTGAGTGCTGCCGCCGTGCTCGAAGCGTCACCACCGGGAACCGTCAATCTGTGGACGATGCTCGCCGATCGTGCGCGCGGAGAGGACGCGGAGGCGCGGTGATGCCTGACCCCCAGCGCTATCGCCTCGTCAAGGTCCCGGGCGTCAAGGGCCGCTGGGCGGTGCTCGATGTCGTCGCCCGGAGGGTGGCCTTCGGCGGCAAGCGGAAGGAGTGCGAGCAATACCTGCAAGGAGCCCGCAACCAACAGGAGATGTTCCCGGACGAGACGGAGGAGGTGTGTCGGTTTGTGCCGGGCTGAGCCGGAAGGACGGGGCGGGAAGTGGCTCCGGGCCTACGTCTGGAGCGCGAAACCGGAATCACAATCCGGGACTCTACCCCTGAGCTACGCCCACCATCGGGAATGGCCTGCCCGACAGGAGCCTGAAACTACTGTCCGGACCCACAGCTAAATCTGTCACAGTCCGGGCACACCTGTCGGGTCGCGAAGTCTAGCACGCGCAGGTAGCCTCGACCTACTCCCGAGGATTGGGCGATCATCTGCCCTACATCCCCTTCTGGACGCACGCTCTGATGGACCGAGCCGACTTTCGCTTGCCCGATTTCAATCCCGAAATGATCTCGCCGCAACTGCCCGGAACCGGGAAACGCTACCAGCACCGATGGGCCTCACCGATCGCGTTGGGCTGGGACTGGGACCGCCGCGGCCGCACGGGCTGGTTCCCGGTCGCCATCGCGCCCGTGCGCTCTGGTCTGTACGAGGTGCGCGGCCCGGGGTTGGAGACCAACGTCCGCCGCTACGTCGTCTTCCGCGGCTGGCAGGGCTACACGCCGCACCCGAGAGACGAATGGCGCGGGCTGAGGAAGGGCTACCACCGCCAGTTCAGCGCCCCGTACCGGGAGAAAAAAGAGCCCGGACAGCTGTGAAGCCATCCGGGCCTGAAGCCGTGGGGGCCGAAGCCCGCGCCACGGCAGGGGAGGAGACATGCGCGATGCAATGAAGAGGCTACCCCGAGCCCCGGATCTCACAAGGCCCTATCGCTTGCCGTCCCGGTAGTCCAGCTCCGCGTAGAAGGCGCGGTTGAAGTCGACGTACAGCCGCTGCTTCAGCTCGTCGATCTCCTTGCGGCGCTCGTCCTTCTCCTTGACGCTCAGCCCCTCGTCCTCGATCACCGCGACCTCCGCCTTGCGCAGCTCCGAGAGCGCCTTCTGATAGGTCTGCAGCGCGTGACCGAGGCGGGCGATGCCCTCGTTCTCGCGCACCCGATCGGCGATGGCTTCGTTGCCGGTGGCGTAGAACTCCTTCCACTCGGCCAGCGCGATCTTCGCCTCCCTCGCGTTCTCGTAGTACGCGGCCTGATCGCCACGAATCGTCGGTCTGCGATAGAAGCTGCTGGCGATCGGGACTTTGTTCTTCTCCAGCGGGTTGATGCCCTCAGAGAGGAGCCCGAGCATCGTCGCCGTGTCGGTGACGAAGTTGCCGGCGCCGCCCGTGGCGAAGGTGGTCAGGTACCGGATCGTCTCCGGCGAGATGTCGATCATCCCGGGACGTGAGGCCGATCCGCCGGTCGCACGGTTGAGCCACTCCGTGAAGCGCTGCACAGCTGTGCCATGCGTGGCTGTGAAGTAGCGCTCGGAGTCTGGCAGCGGTGCGCCCCACGAGGGCTGCTCGGGCATTAGCGGCAGCCCGGACTCGCGGCGCTCGGTGGAGATCACCATCACCGGGTCGATCACCGTGGGGGCGAAGAAGGTCGGCGACGAGTCCATCGAGCCCATCGGGCTGAAGTGCTGCACGAGCGAGTCCATCACGTCGAGCGCGATGCGGCCCATCGACTTGCGACTGTCCTGCAGGTCGCGCAGCGTGTAGCCCAGCGTGACGAAGAAGCCCCAGCCGTAGGGCAGAGGGACTGCGACCGTGGTCCCGTCCGGGCGTACGAACAGCAAGCTCCTCTGCTTCGCGGAGTCGAGGTGCGGCTTGTCCCAGATCGGCTCGTCGTCCTCCCCGAGCACCATCGAGCCCATGAGCGCCAGCAGGTAGCCGAGCCCGACGAGGCCGGCAGCGACCATGCGCCCCTTCGGCGTGTTCACCGCCTTCATCGTGCGAATCCCGCCCTGCACCGCCGGGTTCCAGAACAGGTACAGCGCGCCGAACAGCGGCGTGAGCTTGCCGCGGCGAGCGAAGTCGACCGTGATGTCGCCAGCAATCGCCACCGCCTCTTCCTTGCTCTTCCCGGAGCGGCGCGCCTCGGCGTAGGCGGCCACGCGCGCGGCGTTCTCGATCGAGGTGTTCAGAGCCATCACGAAGTCCTCGGCCGCGCGTACGCCCTTCCTTGCCTTGCGGAACCACCCCTGCGGGTTCTGCCACGTGGCCTGCGCGTCGCGGAAGGTGTCGAGCACCTTCTTCTGGCGATCCTCGATCGTCTCGATGCCGAGGTGGCCCATCTTGCCGCCCTCGGCGCGGAACTCGTTGTACCAGCGCTCGTACTGCGCGGCGCCTCCGGTCCAGTTCCCGGTGAACTCGGCTCGCGCGATCCCCATCACGGCCGGCACGATGTCCCTCGCCATGCGCAGCGCGGACTTGCCGCCCTGCTCGATGCCGGTGTTCAGCAGCGCGGTCTGCAGGTCGCGTGCCGCGTTGGTCAGCACGAAGGTCGGCGACAGCGCGGTCCAGAACTTCGCGAGCGTGCGGTTGACCAACATGAACGAGGAGAGCACCTTGCGCATCACCTCGGACTTCCCATCGAGGAAGCCGCGCATCTCCAGATCGTCGAGGAGCGCGGGGTCCTTGATGTAGATGTTCACCGTCTTGCCGGCCACGCGCACCGGCAGCGTGCTGCGCCCGTCGTCCTTCTTCGCCTGATACTGGACCTCGCCCAGCATGCCGGCGATCCCGGACTTGCGGTACTGCGGCACGAGCACAACCCGGTCGACCTCCCACAGCTCGTCGTCCGGGTTGTCCTTCACGAAGCGCAGGAAGGTCTTGCGGACCTCGTTCTGCTCGGCAAGGAGGACGGCGCGTTCGTAGTCGGCAAGGATGTTCTCGATCACCTGTCCGGCGCGCGAGGCGCGGCCCTTGGCGCGACGCGCGAAGTCCTGCCGAAGATCGAACCCACCCGCGACCCGCTGCCCCAGCTCGTCGATGTTCTCGAAGCCCTTCAGCGGGACGTAGTAGCCGTAGGTCTTGTTCCACGCAGCGACCTGCGCGGCGTCGACCAGTCCGGAGCCCACCAGCACGTTCTGCGTGCGCTTCGTGATCTGCTGGATCTCGTCGGCGATCGCCTTCAGGTCCTTGAAGTCGGCGCGGCTGCGCAACTGTCCCAACAGCTGTCGTGCGTCCGCGGTCTTCATTCCCGAGCCGCCGTCCGGGAAGCGGGCGTTGATCCGCGCGATCTGCTTGTTGCGCTCCTCGGCGTGCGCGGCGTAGAGGTACAGCGCGACGTCGTCGAGCGAGATGTTCTTCGCAGCCGCCTTCCGGACCGTCTTCTCCACGACCTCCTTGCGGAACCACTCCAGCCGCTGCGCCGCCCGGCGATACATGCGGGTGCCGGCCGTGTTCACGCGGCTCTGGTCGGTCAGGACCCCGCCCTGCCGGACGACCTCCTCCTGCACCGCCTGCACGCGCGAGTATCGGTTGGCGATCGCGTTCGAGATCTGCTCCCTGCGGCTGCGCGCAGGCAGGGTGAATCGGCTGCCCGGGATCGGGACGTTGCGCGAGAGCTGCGGGCGCCGAAGGTTGACGACGGTCTCCGGGGTGTATACAGTCTTCCCTGACCGCTTCGTGTTACTCACCCCCGTCAGGAATTGGACCTGACGACCCGGGAGTACCGAGGCGGTTTTCTTTTCGTCCCAGTAGCGCAGCAGCGCACGATCCAGCCATTCACTGAGCCAGCGCTCTCCGGTCTTGGGGTATGCGCTGCTGATGTCATTCGAGGCGCCGTCCGATTTCAGGCTGGTGCCATCCTCGTAGGTCAGCTCGGCTCGACGATCGGCGCCGCGCACGATCGACACCACAATCGGGGCGCCCTCCAGTCGCACGCCCAGCACTGCGACCGCACTCTGCGGGTCCGTGGCGGACTGGAAGACGGCAGCCGGCGACTGCAGTAGGGCCGGCAAAGCAGCGATCTGCGCCGGGGAGAGCACCGCGCGTTCCCCGTCCTTACCCGTGGCGAGCTTGCGAATCACGCGGGGGCTGATGGTGATGCGCAGTCGCTTCTCGACGCCGGCCGCCATCAGCGCCTGCGGGCTCGTGTCGCTGATGATCTGCGCGACCTCGCTCTCACCTCGCAGCACCTTCTCGACACCAGCGCGCGAGAGCTGAACCTCACCCCGGTAGCCTTCCCCAGCCTGCTGCGGACGCACCGTGTGGTTGCCCAGCAGGACGGCGACGCCCATCCCCTTCGCGTAGTAGCCATCGAAGCCGGCCTCAACGATCGCCAGCTCCCAGCCGTTCGGGTCGCCGCGGTACTGCGCGCGCAGCCCGAGCGGGTCCGGGATGACGTCGTACAGGTTGTCGAGGTGTAGGAGGTGGGCCTGCGTGCCCACGCCGGCCTCAGGCTGGATGCCGGCGCCCTCGTCGACGTAGAAGTGGATGCGACTCTGCAGGCGCGGGTCGGCTCCGACGAGCCGGCGCGCCTCGGCGCCCTTCAGCCCCTGTCCGTAGTAGTACCCGGAGAGGGTGTCTCGGGGCTGTCGGGAGTAGTGGACTCCGAGGACGGAGATGGCGTGCTCTCGGGGCTGTCCGTACCGAGGTAGCCCTGCAGCCACGCCTCGTTCTTGCGGAACAGCTCCTGATCCTCCTCGCTCGGTGCTTCGGGAGAGGAGGGGTCGCTCGGTGAGGTCGAAGCGCGATGGAACGTACCGACGCTGTAGTTCCCTAGCTTCTCGATCTCTTCCTCGCTGAGCGAGCGAATCGAGGTAAGACGACCCCGTCGGGTCTGCGGTCCAGTCATGTTTCGTGCTCCCGATCTCGGTCGGATAACTGTGGGCGTCGACGAGATCGATGTCAACCGCTTCGGCCGCTACGTTCGCGGCGTCCATGATCTGCAGCTGCTGGACCTCGTTCCAGTTGCCGACGAAGTTCAGCAGCCGGATGCCCGGGACTCCATTCACCGTGACCTGCTGGAAGCCCGGAGCGATCGGCTGCCCGCCCTTCGTCGGCATCGCCTCCAGCATCTTGCCGAAGAACTCGGCGGCGACCTTCGGGTCCTTCAGAGCCGGCCCGAGGATGTCGATCCCCATCCGATTGCCCGACTTCATCGGACGCGTGTAGATCACCTCCGTCTGCTGGAAGACGTAGCCGACCATGTCCATGAAGTTCGCGACCGACTCTGGCGAGGCGAACGCATCGATCTGGATCGAGCCTTCGACGTAGGCCATGTAGGCGCCCACGCCAGAAACATTCTGCAGGACGTTCACGCCGGCCATCTTCGCCAGCCGGTTGATCTCCCTGCGCGCGATCGGCAACGGGATCTCGCGCCCGGCGAGCTGCTTCTCCAGCGGGGATCCGGCGCCCGGGGCGAGACCGATCGAGATCCGCCGCGTGTTCACGCCGATGATGTCGGAGACGAACTCGGCCTTGATGCCCATCGCCTTCTGCATCGTCGTCCAGCCCACGGCCTGCACTTCTCGCGCGGTCCATCCGCCACCGTCGAAGCCGGTCGCGTTCAAGTGCTCGGCGAGATCGTTGTAAAAGTCGACCCCGTATTCGTACTGCGGCTCCTTGTTCAACGTGCGGTCGACAGTAAGCGAAGCCGCGGCCTGAGGGCCGTAGGTCTTCCTCACGTACTCGTGGACCGTGTCGTCGACGAATCCGATGTCGCGCTGCGCCCAGACGTCGATCGCCGCCGGCTGCCGGCCACGTGGGTCGCCTCTCACAGCTGTGCGGGTGTCGAGCCCCAGCTCGCTATCGACGAAGTCGAGCAACTTCAACCCGATTGCGGACTCCGGCATCTCACCGCCGAGCACGGCCCTGAGCGCCCTCTCGTTCAATCCTGCGCCCACCGGACCCGGGCGACCGGCGACCATATCGGAGGCTCGCAGCACATTGAGCATGCCCTTCGAGGGCGAGGCGCGCTTCTGCGACAGCAGCCACGCCAGTGCGTAGCGGCTCGACTGCTCGCCGAAGATCGGCTCCAGCGTGGCGTGCAGCTGTGCGTACCAGTTGCGGGCCTCGCGAAGCTCCTCCGGGCTGTTCAGGGCATTGACACGATCGATCCAGTCCTGATGCGTGATGCGACCGACGGCGAAGGGGATCCCGTTCTTCTCGAAGACCTTGCGCTCGTTGACCGGGGCTCCGGTGCCGGGCTCCCTCTTCTCCCTGCGGCGGACGCGACCCTGCGCCTCCTCTTCGCTCACGTACTCCTGCAGCGGACTCACAGTTGTGTTGCGCGAGAACTGCACGCCAGCCACGCGACCCCTCCAATCCTGCGGGATCGCGATCGTCTCCAGATCGTGGACCCACGTGGGGTTTCCGTCACGGTAGTTGGCGAGGGCCTCGTCGCTTGCTACACTGGCAACTCGATCGCGAAGACCCGGTAGCCTCGGCAGGCCGGGATTCCTGAGAGAGTCAGGTTCAGGGCGTGGCGAGGACCTTGGTCCACGAAAAGCAGCGGCGCCACTCTGCGGAGGGCTGCCCGCCGGCACAGCCAATAAGCCCTTGACGCGATCGACCTCCACCTTCGGCATCCACGCCATCCGGCCGCTCGCGAGCGCCTCGACCACTGTGCGAGCCGACTCCATCAGCCCGTACACGGTACGGACGTCCACCACCCGCAGCTCCTTCTGGCCGGCCTTGCCGATGCGCGGCTTGAGCACGGCGAGCAGCGGGTTGCCATCGTCGTCTCGGCGCGCGAGCAGCATGTTCACCGAGTCGTTCGGCTTTGGGCTGTACCACACCGCCCGCGGGCGCTGCAGCAGCCCCGGCAGCTCGGCGAGCATCTCCGGGCTGATGTCGGGGTGGCGACGCGTGATGTGGCGAACGTCGCCGCCGCTCAGCACGACAGGGCGATTGCGGCCGTAGCCGTCGAGCTTGAAGAGCGCTGCGGCCATCTCTACCTGCGGCTGCATCGGCACGAGCGGGACGCTGTCCACCGACTGGCGACCTGCGATCGCGCTCTCAGCGAAGCGCTGCACGTTGCGCGACAGCAAGATGTTGGGACTGCCCGGGTCGAAGGTGCCGGCGTTGAAGACGGACTTGACCTGCTCGGGGCGGAAAGGTATCGCCCAGAGCGTCTGCCCGTTGCGGTATGCGACGACCCCGTCGTAGCCCTGCGCGGCCAGCTCCTCCGCGTATGCCTCGTCGATCTGGGTAAGCTCCGACCGATTCTCGTCGTCGATCTCGTCGCTCGCTTCGTACGGGTTTCGGATCGAAACGTAGACCGGGTGAACCGCGCCCTCATCACCCGCCGCGTAGTCGCTGGCTTCGCTCGGGTCTTCGGTGAAGTAGCTCGCCGGGCGGAACGCTTCGACTTCACCTGCGGCACGCATGCCGCGGTACATGCGCAGCGGCGCGCCGTTCTCGTCGACGACCTTCGAGTCGCCGAACCATCGCTTGAACTCCGGGGTCTGGGTGATGTCGCGCGACAGCTGTGACTGTTCGGTCTGCTGTTTGGCCTGCTCCCCCTTCACCCGCACCGGCAACGCCTTCCAGCCGTAGCGCTGCGCGCCGATGAAGGTGCCGTGCCCGTCGACGATCTGGAAGGTGCCGTCCGCGTTCTCGCGCACCGAGATCGGGGCGCGCTTGTCGACCTGCCCGTCGTAGGCCGCGATCATCCGCTTCGGCGAGTTCGTGTCGGCGCGAGTCTTCAGGTCCTTCGAGGGCACGAGCTGCTCGATCGGCACGATGCGATCGTCCGGCCCGATCTCGAAGTAGCGCTCGTAGTCCTCCGGCAGGGACGGCGGCATCGGCATCTTGTCGACGACCCGATGCAGATAGTCGGCGTTGCTCTCGCCACCCTTCCGCGCCGGGTATTCGGTGCCACTCTCGCCCGTTACAATCTCGGTATCGACATCGGAGGTGCCAGTAGTGTCCGAACCCACCAAGCTGCCGGATTCATTCCCCGAAGGCACCACCTTCTGGGACTGCAACGACGTACCAGTTTCTCGCCCGCCGCTTCCCAAGGGCGGGATCGCCGGCAAACCACGATCTGAACTGCTCCCGGTGGCGTGGTGGTCAGACGGCCCTCGGTTCTTCACGCCCTCGACGATCGACTCCGACGGGTCGCCCATCGACGAGGCGACGTTCCGGTCGATGCCGCGCCCGGTCCCGCGCCGGCGCAGCCCGTTGGCCGAATGGGCGGCGGAATACTTCGGAGCTTGAGCGGCGATCGCCGCCACCATCTGCCGTTCGATCTCCTCGGTGAGCGTGCCGCTCTTGACCGCACGCCACCCTTTCTGCTCGATCTCGTACTCCCGGTGCATTCGGCTCTTTGCTTCGAGCATCTCGGGAATGTTCACCTGCAGCTCGACCGTCATGCCCCGATAGCGGACGTTGAAGAAGACGTCCCGATATTGGTTTGACGCAACGATTGCATCGTCCGCGTATCCATTGCGCTTGAGCGTGACCGACCCGGGCGGGAAGTGCGCCATCACGGCGTTGATCGCGCCCTGAACATCCTCGATGAAGTCGACCTCGATCGTCGCCCGTACGAGGTCCTTGATCTTCGAAACGTCTCCTTCGTAGTCGGTCCAGATCTTCGCGAACGCGCGATGCTGAGATTTCACGTCGGCCAGTAGCGCCTTCGCGCCAATCGCCTCGGCGATTGCCTGAACCTCCTTGTCGAACTCGACCTTGATCTTGGCCGCGCGCTTTCGCGCCTCGGTCAGCTCGTCGTAGACCCGGCGAACCTCGGGCTGCGCGACCAGCTCGCCGCGCGAAACCGGCTTGCCGTCGGCGATCCGCTGCGTGAGTGCGTTGTGCGCGCGACTGAGCGCCGGCACCTCCTCGGCCGTGACCGGGCGCGTCTCGTCCGCCAGCTCCTGCTGCAGGTCCTGCGGCGTGACGTCCTCGTCGTAGGACGGATCCTCGTAGAGCGGCTGATAGTCGCGCTCAGCCCTCGGGGCGCGGGTGCTCTCTGGCGCCGGGGCCTCACCCGTCATCTGCTTCGGCGGCAGCGCTTTCGCTGCTGCGATCACCCGGTTGCGGTAGTCCCTCGCCGGTCCGGACTTCTGCTTCGCGCCGGCCTCGTAGAGGTTGGCGGCAGCACGGTCCGGGAAAAGCATGCGCTTCGGGGCGCCGCGGCCCGTCGGGACCGGGAGGCCGACCTGCGTGGATGCGGCTGCGGGCGCAGGAGCGGGCGCAGGAGCCTCCGCAACAGACGCAGGGGTAGACTGAGCCGTCTGCGCAGCTGCAGGCGCTCCTGCGGGCTGTGCGCGCCCCGCCTCCACGCGGCGGACGAATTCGACGTAGGCCTTCTGCGCTGCGGCGCGCGTCGTCTCGATCGCCTTGCGGTCGGTGACGAAGAAGCGCTGGTCGAACGCGGCGAGCAGCTTGTCCCACAGCTGTTGCAGGCTGTCGTAAATGCGCTGCGCCGTCGTGCGGTCGCCCGCCTCTTCGAAGACCTGCTGCCAGAACTCGGGGCTGCCCTGCTCGGAGATCGCCTCGGCGACGATCTCGGAATCGACACGCGACTCACCGTGCTTGGCGAGATTCGAGGCCCACAGCTGTTGGCTGCGCGTGGTCGAGTTGCGCTTGGCGACGTCGCGCAGCGTGGCGTACAGGTCCGGCGCGCGGCGTTCGAGGTCGTGGGTCCACTCGTGGGTCGCCGCCTTCCACAGCGCGGCGCCGTCGGCCTTGGAGTCGAGCACGACGAGTCCGGGCCGCACGAAGGCGCCGTTGAAGCCCCCGGTGTCCAGCGCCCGACCGGTGTCGGTCGAGAGCTGCCCGCCGACGTCGGCGAAGACGATCTGCACGCCGAGTTTGTCGGCGACGCCCTTGAGCGCCTCCATCTCGGGCGTGACCGTCGCCGGGGGCGGAAGGACGACCGTCTCGCCCTCCTCGATCACCCCGGTCTCCTGCAGCATCCGCTTCAGGGCATCGACAATCTCCGCTCGTACCTCGGCGTCAGTCTTAACGGGCGGCGGGGTGACGGGGTCGACGGTAGGCGTGGTCTCGCCAGAGGTCTCCGCCGCGGGTACAGCCGGCTGTAACAGCTGTTCGCCTTCAACGACATCCGGCACGAGCTGCTCGCTCGCCCCCGCAGGCAGTAGCCCATCATCGGCAATACCCCCGGTGTCCGAAAATGGACCAGAAGGGATCGTTCCATCCGTTCCGGTATCGGGCGCGGACGAAGAAGTGCCGGTTTCGGCATCGGCCAACCCCTCCGTCGTTGTGGTGACCGGGGCGAAGAAGCTGTCCAGCCCGGAGAGGACGTCCGGGGTAGCCGCGGCTGTGAAGGCCTGATCAGCTGTTGCTAGCGCTTCGGGCGAGCCGAGAATTGCCTCCACAGCTGTTGCCAGCTGTTCATCCTGCTGTCGCAGATGGTCAACGTAGGCCGCGGCCTCTCCGGCCGGGCGCCGGGAGATGTACGAAGCGATGACGTCGACGCTCTGGCTGGGGTCGACGCTCTCCTGCTCAGGATCCGGGCTGGCCTGCTCCCGCGGGCGCAGCAGCTCCCTGCCGGTCGAGGCGGTGCCGGTAATCGTGCCCCCGGCGAGCGCGCCGAGGGCGAGGTTCGAGAAGGAGTCCTCGCCGTACGGGGTGTCGACCACCGTGTTGATCCCGCGCTCGGCGGCGAGACCTTCGGTGAACTCCTGCGCGCTCTCCTCCCCCATCCCGGCGAGGGTCTTCGCCCCGACGCGGGTGGCGGCGCCGCCCAGCTTCTCGAAGGGCCTGAAGGCCCCGCCGATGAGGCGCGAGGTGAAGGTGTCCCCGGCCCCGGCGACGAGTGCCTGCAGGACCGCGGCCGCCTCCTCCGCGCGTTGCGTCACGTGCTCGCGAGCGGTGGCCGGGTCGACGCCGTCCGCAACCAGCGATGCGAACAGCGGGCTGTCCTGTGACAGCTGTTCGTCGCTCAGCTGGCCGATGCGGTCGCGCGCCACCTCAGCGCCCTCAGCACCGGCTGCGAGGCCACCAGCAGCGCCTGCCGCGGCGTGGCTGCCCGTGACCCTCCCGACGGCAAGCGCCCAGACCGTGGTGCCGAGGCTGTTGGCGACGTGCTGCATCACGCCTGCAGCGGAGGCCTCGTCCGTCAGCCCGAGGGAGCTGATCGGCGCGTCGCCCTTCAGGACCTCGATGACGTTGCCCTCGAACTGATCGGTCTCGCCGAGCTGCTTGCCCTCCTCCGTCATCGAGTCGCTGTAGATCTTCGCGCCTTCGTCGAAGAACTCCGCAACCGGTTCGACGGCCTCTCGGATCGCCCTCCCCTGTCGGGTGGAGCGCTCGATGCGTTCGCGGCGATCGCGGGCGACCGGATCCTCCGGCGGCGGGAGGCCCGAAGGGTCCTTGCCCTCGGCGTCGAGCACGCGCCCAGTGACCTCGTGCTGACGGATGCGCTCTTCACGACGGCGGCGCAGCGGTTCGAGGAGCCGTTCCTCACCCGGAAGCACTCCGGTGCCCTGAATGGCGGCGTCGTTGAGCGAGCTGGCGCCCTGCGCGAGGGTGCGGACCGAGTCTCCCATCGCGCGGATCAGGCTGGAGGTGACTCCGCGGTCGAGGTCGAGTGCGCGCTGCGGTCCGGGCCGATCGTCTTCGGCCGCGATCGGGATCGCCTGCGCGGGCGCCGCGGGCAGCTCGTCGAGCGAGGACTCCAGATCGAGGATCGAGACGGCCTTGCGGCGAGCGGGTGCGGCGGGTGCCTCGGGGGCGGCCGACGTCTCCGGCTCATCCCCCATCAGGATCCGTTCGAGATCGAGGATCGACATTACTTGCCCTCGGGCTTCTGGGCCTTCTTCCGTGCTGCGGCCTTCTCTCGCACCTCCGCCAACACCTCCCTCCTCGCGGCGTTGAACTCCTCGGCGGTCCAGCGCGGGTTGCCCCGCTTGTCGACCTTACCTGCGTTCCTCAGCTTGGCAACCGCGGCGTCGTCCAGTCGGCGCAGGAAGCTCTCAGCGCGCGCGAAGGCGTCGATGCCATCGAGTCCTTCGGCCTCCATGAACTCGCGCGAGAACTGGCGCAGCAGCGTCTTGGCCTCCGGGTCCTGCGTCCGCTTGCCGGTGACGTCGGAGACCCCGGGGATCATCCACTCCGTGTTGCGGACCTGATTCTCGATGTCGACCTTGTTCTGGCGGGCGGGCGAGCCGCTGCTGCTCCACCGGTTCTCGTCGATCGCCCTCGCCTTGGCGTCCTCTGCGCGCGCAGAGGCGCCGTACGCACCGGCCGCGGCACGGTTCTTCGCGGTCTCGGCGCCGATCTTCTGCATCTCCAGCGCACGCGCCTGCGCGCCCACCCCCGCCTTCACCGCCTGCTGGCCGAGGTTCAGGATGTAGTCGATGTAGTCGATCCCCAGCTCGACCGGGTTGCCGGTCTCGTCGGTGCCGACGATGAAGTTTTCGCGGATGCCCTGCTCGTTGGTCTTCGTCAGGACGTCGGCGTTCTGGATGTTGAAGGCCTTCGCGATCACCGGCAGCTGCGACTTGTCGCCGCCCATGAAGCGCAGCACGGCGCCGCCGATCTTGCGGTTCTCGATCTCCTCCATCAGCTTCTGCGCGTTCAGCACGTCCTGCGCGGAGGCCTTGCCGTACTCCCAGTCGAGCTGCGCGATGCGCGCCATCATCTGGCCCTTGAGCGAGGAGTCGTTCAGGTCTCGTGGCACGAGGCGCTTGATCGGCTGGCCGGTCGTCGGGTCGACGTCATCGACCTGTTCGGGCTGTGCAAGTTCCTGAAACACAGCTGTGCGCCGCTGTCGCCACTCGGCGTCGCGCTTCGCGTCCTCCTCAGCCTTCTGGACCTGCAGGGCGCGAACACGCGACTGCTGTTCGTGGCTCTCGCGATCCATGCGCAGCCGCTCGGCGTCCATCGAGGCGCGGTGCAGAGCGTCGTCGCGCCGCATCGCCAGTTCCTCTCGCTCGATCGCGGCGCGTCGGCCCTGTTGCAGCCCCTGCGCGATCCCACCCCACAGTCCAGTCGCCATTCTTCAGCCCCTCACCGGTTTGTGCAGCGCCTTCTGTAGCGCGTCGAGCTTGCTCTTTCCGATCTTGCGGACGACGTCCGCGCTGAGCACATACTCGCCGTTCGACAGCAGGATTTGATCCCCGGTGTCGACATTGACCGCCTTCACGGAGTCCGAGGTCCCGGTGCCCGGGCCGCGCACGTAGCCGCCGTTCGCCATCTTCTTCGGCTTGCCCCTGCCCTTCAGCGCCCGAACCTCTTCGGCCAGATCCTGCACGGCGCGCATCGTCACGCCGAGCTGGTCACGAACGTCGATGCGGACACCGTCACCAAGACCCGTCTCGCGCTGGAAGTCCTCCGCGTAGGGGCTGACGTGGCGACGTCCGCTGCCACCATCCTCGACGCCCGGCTTGTACTCCCACTCCTCGACCGGCATGTTCTCCAGCGCGCGCAGGGCCTTGCCTTCCTTGATCGGCTTCTTCCCGTCCTTCACCTTCTCGGACGAGAACGGGATCATCGAGGCGCCCATTCCGATAAGCTGCCCGATGCCGGCCATCGAGGAGCCCTGCTGTTGGTCGTAGGCGAGCTGATTCTGATACTGCGTGTTCATGGCGTTCATCTGACCGCCGATCGCACCCATCTGGCCGCCAAGCGCGTTCATGCCCAGCGACGAGTAGCTCTGTCCGATGCGGTCCGCGATCCCCATCGCGCCACCGGCCGCGGTGCCTGCGCCCACACCGGTGCCGATCGCCTGCAGCGACGTCGCCGGCATGTTGCGGCCTAGCTGCGAGACCCCGGCGAGCATGTTCATGCCCATCGCCTTGCTCTGCAGCGTTGCCTGATTCGCGGCGTTCGCGCGCATCGCAGCTGCACGTAGGCCGGTCTCGCCGAGCAGCTCCATCATCCGTCCGCTGTTCGGGTTCACGCCCATGCGCGAGAGCGCCCGCATCGCCGAGCCCCGCTGTAGCGCCATCTGCTGCTCGACGTCGGTACTGGCGCGCGCGGCGAGCTGACGCCGGTTCTCCTCGGTGTTGAACTCCATCGCCCGGCGCGCGAACTCTTCCTCTGCAGGCCGGAAGGTCCGCAGACTGTAGTCGTAGTAGTCCTGCGCCTGCCGGTTCGCCAGCTCCTGACCTTCGATCTGCAGCGCGGCGATGCGGTCGGCGGTCGGCTTCGACTCCTGATAGCGGCGCTCTGACATCGCGAACTGCGTATTGGCGATGTTCTGGTAGACGCTCGCCATCTCGCGATAGGCCTGCGCGATCGGCTCGTAGTTCGGTGGCTTGCTGCCCTTGCCGCCGCCGCGGCAGACATAGCCGCGCTCCTTGCGCTGCGTCAGGTCGCCCAGCGGCTCTCCGAGAGCCTCAAGCTGCCTTCTGCTCAGTTCCATTCGTTCTGCCTCGTCGCAACCAGCGACAGTCTTCTTTCCACATGACGTAGAGGATCACGTCCCCGCCGTCGCGTGCGGCCCCCTTCAAGCGGGCCTCCTCTCGAAACCCGATGTGCTCGTCGAAGCGACGTGCATCTAGGTTCGATTCTTCCACCCAACCGGTCAGTCTCCGTACCCTCATCTGCTCGAACGGGTACTGAAAGCCGACGTAGAGGAACTCGCGATTCAGCCAGCGACGCCCCTCGCCAGCAAGATGAACGAAAACGTTCGTCCCCGAGTAGTCGCAATAGACCGCGCCCGCAAGGATGCGATCGTCGTCCACGAGCCCGAGGCACGTGTGCAGACCGAACTGCTCGACCGGCAACCCGACCTTGGCGGCGACGTACTGCGAGATCGCTGGGTGGTCGTGGATGATCTGTCGTGTCACAGCTGTTATATGTGACGCCCAGAAGGGTCGAAGGGATCGAGGAGGTGCTCGGCGAACCAGCGAGAAACGCGTCCTCGCCAGCCCTCGCGGTACTTGTGGCGCTTCAGGCGCGCAGTGACCGTCATCTCTCTCGGCGGCTCGAAGAGCAGCACCGACATCGGCCCGAGGTTCACGAGGAAATCGAGGACGTAGCCGCTGGCGAGCAATGGGATGCCGACCATCTTCGCGACGCCCGTGAGCTGTCCGCGATCGCGTGCGCCCTTGAGATTCATCACGGCGAGGTAGTGCAGCCAGAGCAGTACCGCTCCGAAGATCGAGAAGCCCAGCCACCGCAGGCCAGTGAAGGCGACGTCGAACAACAAGGCCGGGTTCATGCCGGCCACCCCACTTCCAGCTGATTCATCAGGATCGCCTCGACCTCGCCGTTGCTATTCGCGGCTCTCACCGCGCTGTCCAGAACCCATGAGCGGACGAAGATCGCCTGCCCTCGCGCCCCCATCTCAGCGGCGAGCAGGCGCAGCTCGAACAGGTTCAGGAGATGCGACTCATCGTCGAAGTCGCGCCACTCGATCTTCGTCGCCTCGGTCGCAGCACCGACGATGATGGAGTCCTCCAGCGACGCGCGACGATCGGCGAGGTTGCCCTTGTCCTTCGTGATTGCGTAGGCGATGCCTGCGCTCGATACAGCGCGCGCGGCGAAGGCTTGCTCGCGGCGACGCTTGATAGCTTCCCAAGCGGCTATACGAATGGTTTCCAAGTCGCGGAGGTCCACCCACCTCATCAGCGTGTTGTCCCAGCGGGCGAGGTATGGAGGGAACGTGCTGCGGGCTTCGCGCTGCTCGGGTGTGTAGGCGAGGATCTCGCCATCCTTCACGTAATGCGTGCCGGGGCGGCCTTCCCCTATGAGGATTTGTTCGCCGTCAACAAGCGGCTGCGTGGCTACCTGCTCGGGCTCGCACATCCCCGCACGCACGATGCTGCCATCCGGATCATGAATGACGTAGTTGGTGAGCGGGACCCTCATACCTTCAGCTCCGAAATGCGGATCTCGTACTGGAAGATGTAGTACCCAGTTGCAACCGTCGGAGTGTCGAATTCAATACCGCTCATGTTGATTCTGACGGTGTGCGAAGTGTTCAACGAGATCGTGCTCATCACGCACGCCGTGAAGTTGAAACGGACATGCCCTCCTGCGTAGGTCGCATACTGATGGGAGCCAAGATTCCACGTATAGGGACTCAGCAACAGCACTGGATTGCAGTGCCCCCAATTAGTTCCCGGCGCATATATGAAGAGATAGCCGTTCACCGTGATGATCGGTTTTCCTCCACGCGAAATGTATGTAGTGCCGGGAGGGATTATGCGCGTGTTGCGAATGCCGGACGGGAAGTTGATTTGGCCCGCACCGGAACTCTCGGTGATCGCAACAACCGAAGCGTCACCGCGAACGACGACGTTGTTGAACTCCGCATTGCCATTGCTCAACAACTGAAACCCGGAGGAGCCTGAAGAGAAATTGCTACTGCGCAGGTACGTCGGTCCGATGTTGATGCCACCGATAACACCAGCTCGGAACTCCGCAGACCCATCCTCGAAGAGCTTGAATCCGGCAGAGCCCGGTGAATAGTTGAAGCTCTGCACCGTCCCCATGTACGAGGTGATCGCCGAGAGACGGTTCGCGGAGATCCGGTCGGCATTGATCCCACCCGCCTTGATGTGCCTCGTCTCGATCGTGTTCGCCTGAATGCGATCGGCGTGCATCGTGCCGGTGGTAATCCGGGCCGCACTCATCGAGCCGGTCGTGATCTTGTCGGCCGAGAGGTTCCCGATCTTCGCGTTCGTGATCGAAGCGTCGGCGATGTACGCAGTCCGCAGGTAGGTGCCTGCAGGCATCAGAACGCCGTCGACCACCTGCGGCGTCGCGAGGTGGATAAAGGGCGCAGTGCCAGTGCCCGACCCGGTAGGCGGCGCGATGGTGAAGCGATCCGCGACGATGGCGAAGGCGGACTCATTCGGGTCTGCGAAGAAGCCGTACCCCGTGACGCGCCCGTTGATGTCGGCCCGGATCGTGCGCTCCGCACGCACGAGCCCATCGAGCATCGCCACTGTCGAGCTGGCCTCCTGCAGCGCGGCCGACAGCGGGGTGATCGACCCCGACCCCACCGAAACCCAGTCGACATCCCAGACGCTCGCCGGGCTGTTGCTCGTCACGAGGTCGATGTAGAGCCCCCGGATTTCGTTCGCGTTCCAGTCCGAGAGCGAGGACATGTCCCATTCGAGGACGTTCCACTTCGATGGGTCAGCAGGGGCCGCAATCGTCTTGAAATAGGCCTCGTTGCGACCGTGGCCCGAGGTCGCGTAGTAGAGCTTCCCCTCCCACGTCCCCGTGCCGGAGACGCGCCGCACACGGGCGCGCACGACCGGAGCTGCCGAGCCGGTGAAGCGTGACTGGACCGGGAAGGTGACGCTGAAGTACGGGTTCGACGCCGAAGGCGCATGGCGCAGCGCGCCGGCCACGGACGTATTCGAGGACGCGACCCCATCCCAACCGTCGAGCGACTCGTCGAAGCCCCAAAAGAGCCGGTCCTCGATTCCGGTGTCGGCCCTCACCTGACTCTGCAGCGTGGTGATCTGCGACGAGAAGGCCCCCACGCGGGCGTCCCCCGCCGGCTCCCACGAGTCGCCGTCCCAGCGCTTCAGGAGGTTCTGTCCACCGGTCGTGTCGATCCACAGATCGCCCGTCTCCGGGTTCGAAGGCGTAGACGACTGCATGTAGGTGGCGTTCTTCGCCTCGGCGACCGTCTTCGTCTGAACGATCGACTCGTAGATGTCGCCGCCGATCTCAAGGCGAGCAGCGACATCCTCGATCGCCTGAGACAGGACGCTGTCCTCGTTGACACGCGCAGTGCGTTCGGCGTGCAGCAAACCGGAGCCGACCGCATTGATGTCCTCGCCGGTGTAGTGCCCGCGCAGCTGCACGGCGAGATCCGAGCGCGTCTGCGCTTCGGCGACGAGACCCTGCTCGGTGACGGTGACGCGGGTCTCGACGTCCTCGATCGCCGCCGCGTGCGCCGCTACAGCCTCGCCGATCGAGGCGTAGTCACCGATCTTCTCCCAGTACGGGCCCTCGACCGGAGTGTTCCCGGTGGTCGTCTGCAGGGCGCGCCACAGCGCCCCGCTGTACTTGACGATGTCGTCTTCTTCGTAGGTCTCGCCCGGGTCGTATTCCGGCGTGCCCGAGAGGTCGTTGATCTGGCTCTGCAGGACTTCGATCTGATCGATGCGCGTGCGCAGCGTCTGATGAAGCTGGTCCTGCGTGAGCGAGTTCTCCAGCACCTCCAACAGCTGTTCAACATCTGGCGCTGTGGTGTCGCTCACGGGGCCCGCCAGAGGGCCGACCTGTCCGTTCTTCCCCTTGATCCGGATCCAGTAGTAGAAGGTCTTCCCGTGCCCAACGAGGTCGGCGATGACAAGGGCTCGCGTCTGCCCCCAGAAGTAGGTCATCGGGGAGCTGTCGACCGGCGGATCCGGGAACTCCTCGTCCGCACGGAAGATCTCGAACTGGTCGATGTTGAACGTGCTCGCACCGACCGGCCAGTTCGGGTCGTCCCACGTCAGCACGATCGATGCGTAGGCCGCGCTCGCCTTGAAGCCGGTCACGGCGGGCGGCGGATCGTCCGGACCCGGTTCGGGGAAGATGATCACTTCGCCCGGCACCCTCGGCCCATCCATCGTCGGCGGGGTGACGACGTACGAACCCGATCCGCGGCGTTCGGCAAGGCCGCCGATCTGAAGATCACGGAAGGTGACGGCGCGATCGAGATCGCCTCGCTGCCCAACGAGGACGTCGAGAGCGCCCTTGATCGCGCTCAGGAACCCGCGCTGATTCGCCGGCAGATCCGGAGGGACCGCCGGGACCGAAGGCAGCTTCGGGCGATCAGACACTCGCCAGCTCCCGCGCCTCGTTGGCGAGGTGGACGGCAAGCACGCGCTGCGCGCCCTGAACCTGCACCTCCCAGAAGCGACCGAACCCGCTCGGCAGCCGGAAGGGCGCGTCGCTCGTCACGGGCTTGCTCACAACCACCGGGACCCCATCGGCCCACAGGTCGAGCGTCACCGGATAGCTCGTGGCGATGACCTGCCCCCACGCGAACGAGGACGGCTTCGTGATCGGATGCTTCTTGCTCTTCCACACCATCGTGAGCGGCACCCCCGCGTCCCACTTCTGGATGCGGCTGTTGATGCACAGGTACAGCTCATCGGTCACCGTGTCGCTGAACGCGGCGGTGGCGTAGATGTCGGTCGTCGTGATCGCGCCGTTGCGGGGATCGAGGACCAGTCCACCCTTGGTGGATCCTGTGTCGTAGAAGGCGATGTAGAGTCCGTCGTGCGAGGCGCCCACCATCGACTCGGGCTTCAGTTCCTGCCATTCGCGCTTCGTGAAGTGGTTCTCGGTGACGATCGAGATGCCGGCATCGGAAATCGACACGAGCCCGTCCGGGGACGGATAGAACACGGCATTGCCCACCGTCTGGATGCCGCGCTTCGAAACGCACGCCTGCTTGAGCGCGAGCTTCTGGCCGCTCATCAGCCCCGGGTCCGCACCGGAGAACACGTGCGGCTCACCTATCGTGAGCACTGCCAGCGAATGCCCGAACGCGGCCATGCCGACGATCGGAAGATCGACCGTCAGCCGATACCCTGCAGGCCACGCATAGGGGGCGAAGGGCGCCGAGAACCAGACGTCCTGCCCCTTGAAGGCGGCGAAGAATCCGTTCGGCATCGAGGTGAGCCCGCGCAGCTGCGCATCGGGCGGATCCCACCCATCGGTCGGGATCTCCTCGCCGAGCGTCTCGACGTTGTCAGCCCAGCCCGAGTTCAGCTGCGCGATCCCCACCTCCGCGGCGAAGAAGAACGAGCCGCCGTTCGACCCGCTCTGCGTGCGGTAGATGCGGACCTTGCCAGTGAGGAAGTCGTAGTTTCCCGCCGGGAAGCCTCCCGTGTAGGTGAGCGTGACGGTCTCGCCCAGATGCCAATTGACGCCGTTCGAGACCGGGCTCGGAGCGCTCTCCTGCCCGTCGCTCGTCACGAAGGTGATGACGTAGTAGCGCAGCTCGGGATCGGTCCCCTCCTCCGGCGTGCCGCTCTTCGTGGCGAACGGGATCCCTGTCGGCTTCGGCACGCCGAGCCGGAACCACTGCGACGGGTACGGGCCGCCGCCGGTCTCCGCCCGGCCGCTGTAGGTATAGCGAGGCTCGTGCGCGTCCGAGGTGTAGAAGGTCCGCTCCTTCTCGTCCCCAGCGACGTGGCCGAGCTGGAAATCAACATCGTTTGGTGACGTGAACCACCATTGGGTATCGGAGGGGGTCGCACGCTTGAAGCGGTAGATCGCCTTCGTTCCGGAGACTGGGCCGTAGACCTCCACCGGCTCGTTGTAGGGCTCGACGGCGCCACCGGACTGAAGGCGGCAGTTCAGCGCGATCTGCGCCCCGTTCGGCGGCAGCAGCGTGGGGTCGAGCCTCGGCGCGATCCCTCCGAAACCGGCGAAGGTGAGGACGCTCACAGACCCTCCGGATTTACGACGTGCTCGATGTAGTGACGCGCGCCGTCATGCCGGGCTGCGCACATGGAGAGCACGTGCTTGGCCTTGGCGACGGCTTCGGCTGCGACCTCTGGCGGCACACGACCCTCACCGGGGATCTGCGGCCACTGCTCGCAGGGCTTCATCACCCACTCGGGCGGTGCCGGCGGACGAACCACCGTCGGGCTCAATGTTCCAAAGCACCCGCCAAGAAGGAGGAAGAGACTCACACTGAGCATCCGCTTGGACATACTTCACGACCTCCTGCGTGACGGTCCTGACTCGCTCTGGGCGCGCCTTCAACCGCTCGACCTCGGCCTGCACCTTGCCGAGCGCCTTCTCCTGTCGGATCCGTTCGTCGTTTGCGACCCTGACCCACTTCGCTTCGCGCTCGCGCCAGTGCGCCTCGGACAGCTCGTAACCGATGAAGCCGGCTGCGATTGCAGAGGCAACGGCGGCCACGAGAGCGACCGTCAGCGCCTTCACCGCGCCTTCTCCGGAAGGGATAGCAGGAACCGGCGCAAACCAAAGCGAATCAGGATTCGCATACCCTTCGCTCCTCAGCGCGGCGGCGAACGAGGCCCGGCCACTTAATGCCCTTGGCATAGACCCAGCGACTCAGCTGCGCGCAGGCGCCCTCGATGTCGCCCTCCCTCGCGAGACGGGCGAGCGTCGACGTGCAGAAGGCTTCGGTGCCGACGTTGTAGGCGAACGAGACGAAGGCCGTGCGCGGGCCCGGGGCCGGTGCGTAGCCGAGGCAGCGGATCACAGCTGTGTCGAACTCGATGAGGCGCCCGGCGAGCATGTCCTCGCACTGCTGGCGCGACACACGATCGCCGAGCTGCACGCCCTTCGTCTCGCCGAAGCAAATCGTCGGGATGCCGACCGGGTCGAGATAGGCCACCGTGCGCAAGCCCTCGAACGAGGCGACCAGCGCAAGGCAGGCGAGCAGCCCTCGGGCTGCGATCTGCCGGCTAGTCACTGATCTTCACCTTGTCCTGCTTCGCTATACGCCTCCACTTCCACAGGAGGAAGCCGATCTGCAGAAGCACGTAGATGAGAGTTGCAGCCATCACCATCTGATTGAGCGTCCACCCAAAGACGGCGTCCGCCGTCACAACTGCAACGGGCGGCACCCCTTTGATTGCCTGCTCCGTGACGTCTGCCCGATCCATCACACTTCCCTCACTCGTACTCGAATCTCTGCTTCGACGCGGCGCCCCATCTCGGTCTCAATGAAGACGGTGACCTTGTAGTTGCCACCATCGACGCCCTGCTCGAACCACACCTTCACCCTCGACTCGGCGGGCGCATCGGCGGTAACGACGAGGGCGTCGTCGTCGACCGTGAACCACACCTCCCTGATCGAATCCCCGGGCCGGTTCGAGAAGAAGTCCCTGAGCGTGACGTCTCGATCCTTCCTCTCGCCGGGCTGCTTGATTACGGTGCCGATGAACATCTGATTCCTCGTCAGGCGGAGAAGTGGAGTTCGAGGTCCTCCACCGGAACGGACAGCTCGATCTCTTCAGCGGGCACAACCAGCTCGATCGTCTCCCCGGCTGGGATCCAGTCCCGGGCCTGCACACGGACGGTCTGCGTGAAGTCGCCGATGCGTTGCGTCTTCTGCAGCGTGACGAGCACGAGCCCCGTCGCTTCGCTACCGAAGGCGCCCACCATCTGGTCCGCCTCGGCGAGGTACTCCTCCTGAAGCGCGACCGCCGCGGCGTCCTGCCCGAAATCGCCGATGCCCTGCGACGCATTGAGCGAAACGAGGCTGTCGGTCTCGGCCTCCTGCGAGAAGGTCCCCACCGCCTGAGAGGCGAGAACGAGCCTCACGTTCGTGACCGTCGCGCTCGCCGACTGCGTGAAGGGCGCTACGGGCTGCGTGGCGTGCGCGCTGGCGGACACACCCCCCGCGGCCGCGCTGCCGAAGGGCTCGATCTCCTGATTGACGGTGACGTGGCGCGAGTCGGTCAGGACGACGATGACGACCTGCGTGAAGGCGCCGACGCTCTGCTGCACCGATGCCTCGGCGTCGACCTCAGCGCTCGCCTGCGATCCGAAGTCGCCGACCGGCGCCGGCCCCACAGCTGTGATGTCGGCAACAGCTGTCGCGGTACCGGTGAAGTCGCCGACATCCTGCTCGACGACGATCGCCGGCTGGACGGCGTTGACGTTGACCGTCTGCCCGAAGTCGCCGACGTCCTGCGTCGCGCTCAGGCCCGCGGGGGCGGAGGCCTCCAGCTCCTGCGAGAAGGCGCCGATGTTGTGCGTCGCCTGCGCCGTGAGGTCGACGATGAACTGCCCACCGCCGCCGATCTCGCCGTCCGGCAGCTCCTCATCGGCGTACGACGGCAGCCACAGCAGCTGTCCGTTCGAGAGGGAGGGGCGCCAGCGGAGCATCATCCCGCGAGGTCCTCGATCGCAACGCGACCACCAGCGATGAAGTCGTCCTCCGGATTGGCGCCCAGCTTGACGGCGATCGCGTAGCCGTAGTCACCGACGTTCAGCGAGGTCGAGTCGTTGACGTTGGCCTCGATCCACCCGTTCGCGTCGGTCGCGGCCGTATGGGTCTCGAAGACCGGCGCCCCGGCCGGCTTGGTCGCGTCCCACCAATAGAGCGCGACGTTGGTGAGGTTCGCCGCTGCCGTGGTCCCGTCGCCGAGCTGTACGCGGAAGCCCTTGATGACGCCGAGCGGCGGCGCGTTGACGGTGACGCCGACCTCACCCGCCTCGTCCGGATCGTCCGCGTTCTCGACGTCGATCGTGGTCGCCCCCTCGGTGACGCCCGTGACGCTGAACTCGGCCGTCGTCTCCGCCTCGTCCATGAAAACCGAGGCAGGCACCGTCGCGACGTTCGGGTTGTCGCTCAGGAGGTTGTAGGTGACGCCCCCAGCCGGTGCCGGCTGGTCGCGCGTGATCGTCGCCAGCTCGGCGGCGCCCGCAACGACGATGATCGGGCTCGGGGTGATGATGATCGAGGCGGGATCCGGGTCTGGGTCGGCCCCCGTGTCGATCAGCGTGTTGAACCAATCCTCGTGCAGCGCCTGCGCTTCGGCCTGCGTGATCAGCTGACCGAAGATGCAGACGCAGTGGAACCTCCCCGACTGCCAGCCCTGCCCGTCGTACCCGCCCACCGAGTACAGCGACGGCGTCGAGCCAAAGGCGTAATTGTGCGTCGTGTCGGAATCGGCTTCGAGTGCGATGTTCGCGTCGCTTTCGAGTCCGTAGAAGAGCTGGTGCTTGTTCAGCTCGTGGTAGTTCCCAGCGAACGAGAACTTCACCGACCAGTCATCGGGGGTGGGCGTGGTGTTGTAGGGGGGCGCGTAGCCGCCGCTGATGTTCGCGCCAAACCATAGAAGGTCCGTTGTCGAGTTATAGGAGATTCCATTCGACGGGGACGAGATTGAAACGAGCCGACGGTAGCTCGAACCCGGCCCAAGTCCGGCCATCGCGACGAACACCGCGCCGATGGATTTGTTCGGAAGTACGGGGCGCGGGGAGGGCCACGTCACGCCCTGCGCGACGTAGCTGCCGCTACCCGTCGTCTGGAAGTACCGGCGAGAAACCCCCTTCCACGTCGACGAATCGAAGGTGACGTTGGCGTGGACGGCGATCGTGTTGCCGCACAGATCGATGACGCTATTCCCGTCCTCGTCGACAACCAAACAGCTGACGAGTTTGGCGGTCAACGGGGAAGAACGAAGGGTGTATGCCATGTCACGCTGCCGAGAAGATCGAGGGGCGCTTCAGGACGTAGAGCGCAGCCCCGTTGATGTCGAACGCGCCGAAGCAGTCGTAGTCACTGAAGAACTCGATCCGCTTCATGATTCCGGCGTCGTGGACGTGCGAACCGGACGGGGGGCCTGCATGCGGGCCGCTCCAGATCCAACCATTCGTGTCGAGCGAGAAGAGGCCCACCCCCTCCACGAAGACGGCAATCTGCGTGCAACCCGGAATGAAGTCGCCCATGTAGATCCAGCGCGTGCCGGACCCGTCCGAAGGGACCCCTGCTGGCTTCGTATTGCCGTATGCGATCGCCTCGATGTCGTTGTGGTGGCTGCCGTCGTTGCGCTTGATGTCGATGCGGTGCGCGCAGGCGAACGTGGTCGCGGTGCGATCGTTGACGTAGGCCAGCCGACCCGGATAGACGGGATCGGGGACCACGGTGCCGTAGCTCTTGCGCGAGAACGCAGCACCCCAATAGCGCACCGTCTGCTGCCGCGTCTTGTTCACCGGGTCGACGAGCAGCGTCGCCTGCGAAGTGCGACGGAACACGCAATCGGTGAGCACTTCCCCGGTCGGGTTCAGCGACGAGTCGACGACGTGGACGAGCGGCACGCGGACGCTGTCCACATCCGTGCTCAGCATCGACCCTACGACGGCGCCGCTCTCGTCCCAGTGGCCGGTCTCGGCATCGATGAAGGTCCCGCCTCCGACCGAGCCGGTGCCGCCGCGATAGGGCGCGGCGCCCGCGACGAAGAGTTTCTTGATCGACGGCAGGTACGTCATTCCGCCGTACATGTGAGACGCGATCGGCGCGAAGCGGCCCGAGGGGTTGCGCCACGCAAAGAAGTTGCTGGTCGACTGGAAAGGGACCGTCGGGTCCTGCTCGCTGAAGTGCAACTTCGCGCTCTCGTCGGTGCGCTCCCACAGCAGCGTTCGGCAATCGAAACGGCCGACCTCCGAGCCGAGCCAGTCGTCGTGGCCGCCGCCCGTGAACCAGTATTCGCGGCGCCCGTGTGCATAAACGCCGCTCGAATAAGACCAAGGCCTTTGACTAGTAACAGTGACCGAGGACTGCCCGGGTGCGGCGTAATAAGTCTCGAAGTCCGGATCGCTCTTCGTGCGCTCGACGATCGAGAAGTAGGTGTTGCCTGCGATGTTCTGCGACCACTGCCCAACCGGCAGATCGGCGAGCACGAGCGACAACGCATCATCGCCCGAGGGCGGCTCCTGCGGCTCCGGCTCTGGCGCGATGCTCACGTTCAGGCGCATCCGCTGGCCGGCGATGAGCGTGCCGTAGACGGACGTGAAGCGCCCTCCCGGGCCGAAGGAGCCGACGATGTAGCGCGAGCCGTTGGTGATGCGACAGGTCCACGTGGCGGCGTTCGGATTGCCGCCCGAGGCGACCGCGCCGTCGAGTAGCACGTCCTTCGAGAGCGACCCGTCCGGGCCGACATCCATCGGACCCGCGAAGGTCCCGGTGAACTTCAGCGTCGCGCCGTCGAAGATCTCGACCGTGAGCGTGCCCGAGCCGAGCGCGTCCCGCACGGCTTGCGCCTTCTGCACGGGCGTGCCGGCCGCGTGGTAGGCAAGGGCTGTGGTCGGATCAAGCATCGTCCGATTCGTCTTTCACCGTGCCGACGGCGCGCAGCAGCACGACGTCGGACACCGACATGAACTCCTCGTCGAGATAGCGGGCCCCCTGCACCTGAACGACTTCGACGGGGATGGCCTTCCCGTAGTCGGGAAGCATCACCACCACCGGCAGGCGCGGATCGAACTGCTCCAGCAGCTCGGCGAGGGTCCCGACGTTCATCGGGATCAGGCGTGGGGGGCGTTCTTCGTCCAGCCCGTGATCCGGACCTGCTGACCCTCGGCGATGTTGGTGTTGTCGATCTGCATGTCATGCGCGGACGTGACTCCCACCGTGCCCTGCTCGCTCGCAGTTACGCCGTCCGCCTTGTAGATGCGGTAGAAGGTCGCGATGCCGGTGCGGGTAGCGCCCTGCTGCAGCGGGAGTCCCGTGAAGGTCTTGCTGCCGCCCGAGGCGTCGTCCATCCAGTTCGCCACGAGGGGGAACTCGACGAGCACGTTGTTGCCCGACAGTGCGGCGCCGACGTTCGCGGGCGGCGAGCCGTCGTAGATGCGGACCCTCGGCTCCTCGCCGATCTCCGTTTCGATCGCATTCAGCACCGCGTTGCGCAGGCCGACGCTCCAAGTCACAGCCATGAGAAGCTCCTCTTCAGGTCTGCCCCACCGCGGGGCCGTTGAAATGCGCCCACATCGCGCTCGCATGGCGACGCGACACGGGGACTGGGGTTTCGCAGCCACGCACCTCCAGCTCGTACCAACCGCCGAAGCGCGTCTGGCGGCGCAGCGAGATGGACTGGACGTGGCGCGGGTTGACGAGCGCGCCGCGGTGGACGCGAAGCCACTGGCGCGGGAAGCGACGCTGCAGCTCCCTGAGCGTCGAGCGAGTCAGGTAGCCGACGGGGCCGCGCTCGGTGACGATCTTCAGCAGCCGGCCATCGGTGACCACAGCTGTGATGTCGGGCACAGCCACCGGCACCCGGTGGTTGCGTACGCGCAGGATGATGTAGGCCTCGACGAGCAAGCTGCCGCAGCTCGGGCAGCACTCCCTGTCGTGGTGGATCACCCCGTCGCGCACGATCGCCATCACGGGCTCCGCATGCGGACACGGCGCTTCGCGAGCACGCCATCCTGCGAGGCGCGCAGCATCGCGCGGTTCAGCTCCACCTCGAACTCGTTGCGGTAGAACTCGGCCAGAGCCGGGTTGCTCCACGGCAAGCCGGGCTTGATCATCAACCGGTGCTTTGCGCCCGCAACGAACGCGCGGTGCCAGCGGTAGCCGATCTCGTCCGGGATGCTGGTCGCGGTCGGCAGCGGCGCGACGGCGAGCCGCACCGAGATCGTCGAGCCCGAGACGCCGTGCAGGCGCAGCGCCCTGTCCGAGATCCGCGTGTAGCCGCGCGCGAAGCCACGAAGGTCGCTGCGGTGGATCGGGTCCAGCGGCTCCCGGTCCGACGTCACGTACAGGACGTCGACCAGCCGCGTGCGCGAGGGCAGCTCAAGCAGCAGCTCCTCCTCGGCCGGCACCTCGTCCATCTCGTGGACGTAGGCGTGCCCGCGCTCGCAGAAGTCGATCGCCGCTTCGCGCAGCGCCTCCTCGATCGTGAACGTCGGGCAGCCGGTGACGTCGACCGCCACCGAAGGGGCGAGGTCGGCGAAGTCCACCTATCAGCCCCCGGCTGCAACGGCGGTGCGCGGCGGCATCCCGCCGACGTTCGCCGTGTTCGGGCTCACGACCATGCTCGTCTTGCCGCCGATCCCCAGCGAGTTCATGAACTGCTGGTAGTGGCTGGCGGCGCGCTGCGCGTTGCCGGCGTACTCGGCGTCCTTCGAGAAGGCGCGGTAGCAGATGTAGTCGACGATCGCCCCTGCGTAGAGGTCCTCGTGCTCCAGCGTGTCGCTCGCGATGTTCGCCAGCGTCGTGTCGGTCGGCGTCTGCGCGTAGGCGATTTCGAGCTTGTGCCCGGCGACGGCCGGCGGATACACGTAGAAGACGCGCGGCGTGCGCTCGTCGAACATGAAGTGCTTGAGGTCGGTCGACTCTTCCTCGGTGTGCCAGTCCGGCTTCTGCGCATCGAGCACCTCGCGCTCGACCACGCGCACGGCCTTGCCGATCGCGCCGGCCGAGGTGACGTTGCGGATCGCGTCGAGGAAGCGCGAGCCAGCGGGCAGGCCCGCGGGCACCGTGCCGTCGGGCAGCGACTGCTTGGTGCCGGCCACGAGCGGCATCACCTGCGTCGTGGCGTAGAGGTCCGGGCGAACGATCGCCACCTCGCGGCGGGCGTCGTTGTAGTAGTTCAGCAGCTCCGCTTGCGGCCAGCGGACGTTCGTCTGGTCCTGAATGATCGTCGCCGCACGCTCGATCACTGACTTCGCGGTGAGTGCCATCGGTCCCCCGTCAATACAAAACTCCCGATCGCCGCGTATCTACGGCGACCGGGAGGTATTGCCTCACTTCGTGACGAAGCCTTCGACCAGAGCCTGCGGCGTCACAACGCGAGCACCGTAGACGTTCAGGCCGCGCATGATGTCGCCGAAGGTCGACTCCGAGCGGAGCGTCTCGACCTTGGTGACCTGCGAGGCGAAGGTCAGCGCGTCGCGGGTCAGCGCGAAGACCGCGTGGCCGCGCTTGTCCGTGCCGCTGCCGTCGTCCTTCACACCGGTACGGCTGGGCAGGAGGTTCGACACGAACAGCTCGAAGCGGTCGATCATGCCGAGGCGGCCGTTGCGCAGGATCGAGGTCCCGTCTCCAGCGAGCGAGGCGTCCTTCAGGTCGGACTTCTTGATCATGGCGCCCATCCACGCCGGGATCACGAGCTTGCGTCCGTTCTCCGGGAGGTTGGCTTCATCCATGACGAGGCCCATGTCGACGATGAAGTCGAGCACGTTGGTCTTGTCGAGCTTGCGCGCGACCGCATCGCCGGCCACCGCCGCCGAGCCGTCGCCGAGGCTGATGTCGCCCGACTTCGCGCCGGCCGTGAGGCCGCGGTTCGTGTCGGCTGCCTTGCCGATCGAGAAGAGCTGCGCGCCATCGTCCGCGTCCGCCGCCGGGGCCCACGAAGCCATCGAGGCCAGCACGTTCGTGTCGACCTTGATCTTCATCTGCTCCGACGCGTCGTTGGAGAAGACCTCCATCTGCGCGATGTCGGACTGGATCTGGTCGACGTCGTCCGCGATGACGTTGAAGTACCAGCCGCGATCGATCAGGAGTTCGACCTTGCCACCCTGCGGCACCTGCTTCGCCAGCGTGAGTCCCTTCTTGTACTGGGACACGTTGATGGTCGGCACCGTGCGGATGATGACCTTGTCGCCCTGATCGCGGATCTCGCCTTCCCAATCGGTGTTGGCGATGGCCGGGACGACCGAGGCCTCGTAGAACTTGGCCTGAAGTTTCCCGGACCAAATCTCCGGGATGAAGACGCCCGCGTGGACGTCGGTTGCGTACGGGGCTACCCCCGAGACAGGCAGAGACATTTCTCAGATCTCCGATTGCACGCCTTACATGCGGGGACGTCTGATCCGTCCTTCACGCTGTGCGGCGTAGATGTCACGTTCGATCTGAGCGGCTTCGGCCTCGCGCCCCCGGTAACCGCCTCGCGAGACAGTGTCGAAGAACGACTTGATCTCGCCCGGCGTCCAGATGCGCTTCCCTTGCACGGGGACGTCGACCTTGCTGGTCGGCGGGACCACGTGCTCGGTAAGGTCCTTCGGCTGCTCAGGCTCCTTGCCTCTGCCGTACGTCGTGAAGAACCGGGCCGCGCGCTCGGCGTCGAACGACGAACAGGCGTCATCCAACAGCTGTTGGCGCTTGCGACCGCTGAACTGGTCCGACTCATCCAGCCATGCGATGAAGTCCGGGTCCTCGTTCAACGACTCCCAGTTCGGAGCAAGGCGCGTGAGGTCTGAGAGGAAGGCGCGCTTCGACTGACGAAGCGTTTCTGCGCGGATCTCCTCGATCGACTTCTCGATCTCGGGGACCTTCGACACTCCCTCCGGCACAACCGTCGATGCGGCGCGCTTGACGAAGTCGACGAAGTTCTCGCCGTATTCCTGCACCTCCTCATCCTTGATCGGACTCGGGGGCGGAGCGGCGGGCCGCGTCTTCAACTCCTTGATCTCCGCCTCCAGCGTGCGAATCTGCTCGTGGAGTCGAGGGACCTCGGCGTTGAACTTGCCCTGCAGGACCTTGTAGGCCGCCTCCCAGTTCTTGGTCGGCTGTGCCTGCTGTTCCTGCTCTTCTTTGCCGGGAGCCTCGTCCACCACGCCGACCGCCTCGTTCGGGGTCTCGTCGGTGTTCTCGGTGTTCCCGTAGACCTGCTTGTACCTGTCTTCCGCAACCTGAAGTTGCTTCTTCACTGCATTCGGCAGCATCGATTTCTCCGTGAGTCCTCAGCGCAATCAGAACGACCTGCAGATGTCGTTCGATACCATCGGGTATTCACACTGTGCGTAGGTTGTCCGCAGAGCGAGCGCCCTCGTGTTCTGCGGATCCGGGCTACTGCCCGGGGGCCAAGGTGTTGACGATGTCGACGAGTTCCCTCGCTGCGCCTTGTACCCGCAGCAGATTGTCGTCGTCATTCGTCATTACCAAATCGTCCTTTCGCTCGGCGAGCCTACTTCGCAGGTATTCGGCGACGACTTGGAAGTCTTCATCGGTGGACAGGCGCTTCACTGCCCTGACCAATTGTTCGTAGTGCGTCACCCACGCGCCTTCTTGAAGCTGCCCCGATTCCAGTTGCAGCGTGGATCCGGCGGCGTGCCTGCGCGGCAGTCGCCAATCATCCCGCCGTCGGCATAGCGAAAATCGGTGCTCACGGTGAGCGGCGGCTGCGGCTCGCCGACGATCGCGCGCGGGTCGGGATCCGGGCCCCTGTACGGGACGGCCGGCGTGAGCCCGGTCTCCGGATCGATGCCGGTCTCCTGCATCGTCGAGCGGTCGTAGAAGCCCTTCTGGGCGTCCATCAGCTCGCCGCGCTTCTTGCGGTACTCGCGCATCTCCTTTCGGTCTTCCTGCATCTGCTTGCCCTGCAGGTAGCCGGCTGCGCCGGCAGCGAGTGCTCCGAGCAGTTTGCTCATGTCGTTTCTCCGCGCGCCTCGCGTTCGAGAGGCATGTCCTCGTAGCCGTAGCGCAGCCACTGCCAGAGGTAGGTGAGGTAGAACCGCGCGACTCCCATCCGCGCCATCTGGTCGGCGTGGATGCGCTCGTGCGCGATGAGGGCGTGGTCGTTCATGCGCTCGCGGAGGATGTAGATCCCCCACGGCAGGATGACGCCACCGAAGCCGGTGCGGCGAAGGGCAAAGGCGACGACGTGACGGGCCTGCTTCACGATCACTGCGGCAACCCCCCTTGCTGTGCCATCAACAGCTGCTGCTGTTGCGCGAGCAGCGCGGCCTGCTCCATCTTCGCCTCGACCTCGTCGACCGTCGGGACCGCGTCGTCGACGTTCATGTTCAGATCCTTGGCCTGCTCGCGCAGCACCGCGGTGCGATGCGGCAGGTCGATGATCTGCGCGTCGATCGGGTTTGCCGTGGAGTTCAGGAACTCCTGACGGCGCATCCGGACCTGATCCTTCATCAGAGTCGCGACAACACCGGTCGGCACGATGCGCGCGTCGCCCTTGATCGAGTTGTCGGACGACGTGTAGAGGAGGTGCTCCTGAATGCGGACGATCATCTCGGAGACGCCGCGGTCGAGCGAGAGGATCGCCTGCTTGATGCCCTTCGCCGCGTTCTCCATCAGCATCGCGAGGCCCGATGACGTGCGCCCCGCGCCCGAGACCTGCGAGGAGCCGTAGATGTAGTTCGGAATCCCAGTGACTTCGTCGGCGAGCTTCAGGAAGAACTGGAAGACGCTCATCAGCTCGGCCGCCTTCATGTCGGGCTGATGCCAGTTGATGGCGCGCTGCCCGCCCCCGGTGCGGTCCGAGGTGAACTGCCAGATCTTCCACGGGTACTGCTCGGTGATGTCCGAGCCGGGCGGGATGCGGTCGGTGTAGACCTCGACCTGCGGGCCGCTAGCGATGCCCATGTTGTTCTGCAGGGCCCGCGCAGCGGCATTGCACATCGTCTGGACGTCGCGCATCAGCTCGGGCAGCGCCTTGCCGCAGAACGCCCCCGGGACGCTGCTGAAGCTGCGCTTGCTGAAGGGGCGCTTCTTCAGCGGGTGCGGGTTCAGTACGCAGCGCACGGTGTAGTTCCCCACCAGCCACGCGTTGACCTCGTACTCGCGATACAGCTCAACGTCGGCCATGCCCCACTCGCGGAGCATCTCGCCCGAGACCGAGCCCCAGAAGCTCAGGACCTCGATCGAGTCCGACGCCCAGACAGAGTGCGAGGACTTCCCCTCCAGCTCGGCGCGCTCGGTGTCGCCGTTGACGTGGAAGCGGAACCCCGACTGCCCGTAGTTGTCGAGCGCCTTCTCCAGCTCGGAGTCGTTGTAGCCCTTCGCCCCCATGCACGCCGACAGCAGCGCGCGATTCATCCGCATGCGGCGGATGAAGTAGCCGTCCTGCGGCGACGTCGCATTCGGCGACCAGAAGGCGTCGAAGGGACTGAAGCGCTCCGCGGTCTCGACGATCTTCTCCTCGACCAGCGGCTTGAAGTTGCGGCCCCACTTCAGGACCGGCTTGCGCCGCAGGATCGGGCCTTCCCAGATCGCGAAGGGGTACGTGCAGAAGTCCGTGATGATCTCGGAGTATGTGTCCTCCCAGCCGCACTCGGCGAGGATATCGTCGATCTTGTCCTGCATGCGATCGGCAGCTTCGCTTGCGGCCTCCCTCATGCGCTCAACGACCTCGTGGAAGACCTCCTCCATCCGCAGCTCGATCACCGCCTCGTCCGGCGCCATGCCGGCGTCGGCGAGCTGCAGGGCCTCGACTATCACCGTATTCATGATCCCCTCGGAGACTTCCGGGGGCAGGTCAGCGATCGGCGAGGGCGCGACGGCGTAGGTCCTGTCCATCGCGGACAGCAGCACGTCGCGGATCCAGCTCTCGGCCGCACGGCACTTCGTGTCGGTCAGGAGCATGTAGATGTCGGAGCCGCCCTGCTCGCGGATCTCGGCGGCCTTCTTCGGGTCGTAGATGCCGGCACGCTGGCGGGCGCACTGCAGAAGTCGTTCGGTGACCCCCGAGGAGTCCCGGTGCGTCTGCGCCTCGTGGAAGCAGGCGCTGATGTAGCCGCTGAGCCGAAGGGTAATCTCGACCGGAAGTTCGGTCTGGCTCATGTCCAGCCTCCTGCGGACCTTTTCTTCACGGGCCTCGCACGGACGGAGCTGGTGTCACCGCGCAGACGCATGCAGCCGTACTGCAGCGCATCGTGCGGGTGCGAGTGCTTGTCCTTCAATGGCCGATCCTTGTAGCGGGCCTGCCCCGAGACCTTGAGGCGCTCGTAGCGGTAGCCCCCGTTGAACCCTTTCCGCAGGGTGTTGCAATGCGGAGAGAGGAGAAACCCCGGCTCACCACCGGCAGCCCTCTGCAGGAAGAAGGCGACCGCCTCGCGCCTCGCGACGAACTCGTTCGTGTAGGCCGGCTCGCAGGTCAGGCCGAGCCCGAGCAGCTCCTCGTAGCAGGTCTTCTCGTCGGTCTGCGCCCTCTGCACCCCGGCCGGGTCGCCCACCGCCTCGATCCGATTGAGGCTGTAGCGCTCCAGCATGAGCGGGCGCACAGCCTGCAGGTAGAACTGCCGGATCCCCATCCCGTCCGAGGACAGCTCATCGAGCACGAGGACCTGCCCCTTCGGGCTCATCTGCAGGAAGGTCGCGGCCGGGGTGAGGCCGAAGTCGAACGACAGGACAACCGGCAGCCCCGGGAGCGGGTGCAAGATCTCCCGGGCGACGTGGAACTGGTCCCTCCACTCCGGATAGACGGGCTTGCCGTCCATCGTGGTCCCGTACTCCCCGCACAGCATCACGCGGATGCGGGACAGCTCCTTGCCCGGCACCTGATTCAGGTAGTAGTCGTAGCCCCCGGGGAGGTTCGAGACGTTCTCCGCCTTCGGGTTCGGCAGGAACTGCCCGTACTTCGGGCTCTCCTCGTCCTTGTCCTCCATGAGGCCGCCGGGCTGGCGGAAGATCTTGAACCCCCTCGGGCGCTCGATCTCGAACTTCGTGTACCACCAGCTGTCGTCGTCCGGCGGGTTCGTGTCGAGGATGATCCCCGTCCACGTCGGGCCGCCCCTCTTCTTCGCCGGGAAGCGCCCGATGCGCTCGTTCAGCGTGTCGAGGACGGCCCACTCCATCTCGCCCGCCTCGTTCATCCACGCCCCAGTCAGCTCCAACGACTTGAGCTTGCCGACGTCTTCCGGGCGATCCATCGCCATGAAAAGGACCTCGATCTCCAGCTTCGTCCCGTCGCCGATGTCGTCGATCTTGATCGTCGAGGTGATCGGGCTGTCCCACTTCATCGTGCAGATCGGCCCAAACCAGTCGACCCACGTCTTGATCGTCGTGCTCTTCAGCTCCGGGAAGGTGTTGCGCAGGACCGCCCAGCGCGTGCTGCGGACCCCGTTGTAGGGCTCCTGCTCCAGCGCGCGGCTGAGGATCTCCAGACAGCACGCCGAGGACTTACCGGAGCCAACCGGGCCCAGAAGGCCGCGGATGCGACTGTGGTCCGCGTGGAAGGCCGCGGCGACCGGGCCGGGCGGGAGGTACTGGACGATGCTCAACGGTGGACGTCGTCCATGCAGTCGAGCCTTCCTTGGCGGGGCTCGTTATTTTTTCGGGGGGAGAAGGCATGCCCCGGGGTTGCAGGGCCGTGGTCCACGTGGGGGTACAGCTCGGCCCAGCGCTTCGGGCTGTAGGCGGCCGACGAGGCGAGCAGCGCCAGCAGGAACCACCAGCCGCTCGCCCCCAGCACGAACACGGCGTAGCCCGTGCCCCCGAGGACGAGGGTCTCGTAGGCGAGGATGTAGACGAGGTAGCTCAGGGCGCGCATCGGGGCTCCACTGTCAGGAAACCCCGGGGAAAGCTGACAGTCCGGGGTGGGCTCCCGGGCGGAGGGCCGGGGAGAGAGGGTGCGGTGGCTCCCGTGCGGGGCCCTGTCGACCGAGAGTGCGTAGGGGTGTGTATGGGACCCAACCCCCCGGGGGTCGAGGGGCCGTGGTCCGCATAGGGGGTGACTCGGCGCGGGGTCACTGGTCGCCCTCGCGGGGCGCCGCGTCGGCCTCCGGGACAGGAAGACCGGATACCTGATCCGGCGCTTGTCCCTTTCCAGTCAAGGGCTTAGCGTCGACGTCGACTACTTCCGCGGACAGCTGTGACTGCGGCTGTCGTTGGATACCCAGCTGGAAGGTGACCTGCCCGGTCTGTTTGACCTCGATCCGATCCCCGTACAACGTAGGCCGCATGCGGGCTGCGACCCATTTCCGGGTCTCGATCCGCAGCTTCTGCCACTCGACATGGGCCTTGTCGATGTTTCCCCAGTTGTCCGGGGTGGGCTGATCGTCGGCGATGTCAAGGATCTCCTCGACGAGGGCGTCGGCGCGCTCCTGCCGCGCCTGCGCGTACTGGGCGGCCAACACCGCCCCCTCCACCACCACCTCCCCATTGTCCCGGGGGCCTGTCGTGATCCACTCCCAGATCGCATCCGTGCCCGGCATGTCCGGGTCACTGCAGACCTTGCGCATCGATCGCCCTCCCGAGATCCGCCGCAGGAACTCCTTCCACAGCTCCGGCGTGTAGATGCTCGGACGGCCCGGGCGCCTCTTCGTCCGCTCCAGCCACTCCCGGTTGCTCTCCTCGATCTCCTTCGTGATCTCTGCCTGTGCTGCCCGGTACTTCGCCCTCTTCGCCGCCTTGTCCTCCCTTGCGGGCTTTGCGGCCGCCTTGGGGGCGCTGCGGGCCTTGGCCGGGCTCTGTGCGGCCTTGGTGGGCTTCTGGGGCTTCGGTGGCTTCTGTGCGGCTGTCACGGCTGTTCCCCCCACAGGAACCCGATCGTCCGCTTCGGGGGCTGCAGGCTCTTGCCTGTCACCTCCTCGGCGACCTTGCGGACCTGCTCCTCGGGGGCCTCTTCGGGCGCATCGGCGCTGATGGCGTATGCGGTCCCCAGCATGAACAGCGGCGCCTCTTCGCCCATCACCACCGCCCCCACAGGGCCGGGATCGTTCCCCTGCGGCCCGGCGTGGCTCTGCGGCCGACTGGGCGGGCTAGGCCCTCCTCGCTCAGGGCGCTCAGGGCGCGGCTGACGGCGGCGCGGTCGAGCCCGGTGGCGCTGCAGATCTCGGCCTGCGTGACCGGCTGTGCCAGCTGTGACAGGACAGCGGCCCGGTGGCGATCGGCGGCTGTCAGCGGACCCACTGCCAACGGACCCACTGCGGCTGCGGCGGCGGGCTGCTGAGGCGTCGCTCCAGATCCTCGGCCCTGCGAGTCAGGACCGCGACTGTCCGCTCCAGCTGCTCGATCCGCGCCAACAGGCGCTCGACGGCCTCCTCCGGCTCCCTCGTCATCCTCGGCTCCCTTGGCTGTCACAGCTGTGACTGGATTCGGACAGCTGAGGCTGCCCAGCTGGTACGCCCATTCCGCGATCCAGTCCCTTGCGGCCTGCCGGGCCTCCTCGGTCGGGAGGGCCGCGGCGGCGCTGAGCAGGGCCTCGTGGGTCGTCACTGCAGCGGCGCCCCGGTGCGAGAGACGGCCTCCGCGGCCTCGACGGCGGCGAAGGCCTCCTCCTCGGTGAGGCCGCCCATGATCAGCAGAAGGGAGCCGTCCTCGGCAACGGCGAGGAAGGCGCTCCCCGGGGTCGGCGTCACCAGCTGCAGCGCGGCCTGCATCTCCTCGGAGACCTCCTCATCGTCGATACCTTCCAGCACTCGGGCGCCCCTCCGGGGTTGTCAAGATCGTCCCAACAACTGTTGTTATTTTACCGAAAGGCTACGTTTTCCCCAGCAAAGACGTTGCTGTGACACCCCACAGCTGTGCGAAAAGCTACACGAATGGCTTGACAAGCATACCTTCAGGTATCACAGTGGAGGCTCTGGCTTCGGCCAGACGGCAACGGCCCCGACAGTGCCGGCCTCCGGAGAAGCCCGGCGAGGACGGGATCAATGGGGTGGTCTGGGGTGGCGCCCGGGCTAGAGCGGCGGGAGAGAGAGTCCCGCCCCGGTCGTCTCTCACGAGACGGCTTTCGAAGCGGTCTGCAGCGCGGACCGCCCCGACAGCAACCCACCGGAAAGTGCAATGAGCAAGGCCAAATCCTTTCCCCCCGAGCTGATCTTTCTGATGGCGGTCGTCTGGGGCATGGCAGCCGCCTTCGCCGCGGTCCTCGGAGGATGGGCATGAGGAGCCACGTCCTCGATCAATACCTTTCGGTTCACTTCTGGACACTTCCAATGCCCGAAACGTTGACTCTCGTCCTCGTTGCCTACGCAACGGGATTCTTTTCCGCAATCGTCCTCCTGAGGGGGTGAGAATGGTCTCGTTCGAACAGCTCGACGCCCTACCGAAATCGCGCCTCGTCGACATCGTCCGCGCGCTGGGCATGTCGGCCGGGGATTACGCCCGCACGCCGAAGGCGGCCTTCATCGGCCTGATCCTCTCGAAAGACCCGGCCGCGGTCGAGCAGGCGATGTCCGCCGCTCCGGTGGCGACGGCGCCAGCTGTGCCTGCTGTGGCGCCACAGCTGCTGTCGCCGGTCGCCGTGGCGAGGCCGGCGAAGATCGTCGCCCGCAAGCCAGCGTCCGAAGTCTTCGGGATCCGCGGCAAGGCCCTGCAGGGGATCGAGGTCGACGTCTGGGACGACGAGACGGCCCCGGAGGTCGACGAGTCCTACCGGCTCAATCCCGGGCAGCTGCGGTCCTTCCTCACGGCCCTGAACCGCGATCGCCCGGCGTGGTGCTACGGCCCGGCCGGGACCGGGAAGACCGAGTTCGTCAAGAACGTCGCCGCCCGCCTCGGTCGCGCCTTCATCCGCGTGCAGTTCGACGCGGGGATTGAGGCCTACCACGTGATCGGTGGCGAGCGCGTGCGCGGCGGCTCCACGGTCTGGCAAGACGGCATCGTGCTACAGGCGATGCGGCGCCCCGGCGCGATCGTGCTGCTCGACGAGGTCGGCTTCGCGCGCTCCGAGTACACCTCCTCCCTGCACGCCGTGCTGGAGCCCTCCGGGTCGGTAACGATCGCCGAGACCGGCGAGAAGGTCGTCAAGGCCCCGGGCGTCTACTTCTGCGCGGCGGACAACAGCAACGGCCGCGGCGACTACAGCGGCGCCTACGTCGGCGTGCGCGAGATCAACGTCGCCTTCTGCTCGCGCTTCGGGCGCTTCATCGAGTTCGGGTACCCGACCCGGTCCGAGGAAGTGCAGATCGTGATGCTGCGCTCCGGGGTCTCGAAGCCGGTCGCGAAGCTGGCGGTCGAATTCATCGCGCTGTGCCGCCAGAAAGCGAAAGCCGCCGAGATCGAGATCGCGCCGACGCTACGCGAAGCCTTCTACCTCGCCGAGGCTCTGCAGGATGGGGTCGCGCCGAAGGACGCCCTCGCCGAGACGATCGTCAATCGCGCCGCCTCT